CTTGTCCTTGTCCTTGTCCTTGTCCTTGTCCTTGTCCTTGTCCTTGTCCTTGTCCTTGTCCTTGTCCTTGTCCTTGACCTTGACCTTGACCTTGACCTTGACCTTGACCTTGACCTTCTCCTTCACCATTATCATTGGATTCACCACCGCCTTGTGTTCCTCCATTACCTGAACCTGCTTCGGAATCTTGATAATCAGGGTCATAAGCATCAGGGATACCATCCCCATCCGAATCACTAAACTCTCCGTCATTAGGGTCGTTTGGGTAAGGGTCGCTACCATCAGGCCGACCATCACCATCTGTATCGGCTGAATTAGGATTAGTTCCTCTCTGATATTCTTGGGAATTAGTTAGTCCATCACCATCGGGGTCGCCATTAGCATCGCCTCCATTCAAGGGATTGAGTCCATTATTGACTTCCCACCCATCAGGTAGTCCATCACCATCTGTATCGGGGTTTTGGAAATTAGTTCCTTCATTCTGTTCTTCAGCGTTAGTTAAACCATCGCCATCCCAATCTGCCCCACCATCAGAGGGGTCGAGTGGGTCTGTGCCTTCACTTGATACCACCCCTACACTCATTACAAGCATAAAGGCAGTCATTAGTGTAAGCATTGTTCTTTTGAATCTATTATTTTTATTTGCTTTCTCCATATTGTTCACATTTCGTTCATAGAGAACCCTCTGTTCCCTCTACCTTAATGTTTGAACTTACTACTATTTAATCATTTGGGGAGATTATTTCTTCACATTCAGGGGGCTTGAAGCCTTCTTCTTCATTCCAATCATCACCTGAATATAACTCAGGAATAAAATCTTCTGACTCCCATTTCCACCCACAATGGGTGCATAAATTATACAATTCGACAGTATGGTAATAGTATCTTTCCATCAAGCAGTTTTCATTTATGCAAGAGTCCATGACTCTAACAACCAATCCAAAATCTACATCTTCCATAACAGTTCAGTAAGGTGATACCTTATTAAACATTACTCAAACAGGAATCATTGGGATAGGTCGTGGCTCATACTCTCTTATCGTATTTGGTGTAATAGTCGGCACACCTCTCATCCCACCATCTTTAGTAAGTGGATAAGGAACTTGTGCTTGATTCTTCCTGTAATTAGGTTTAGCACCTAAACTCCCTGCACCTTCTCTCATTGAAATCTTGGCCTCACTCATAATTTTGCTGAGTGCAGGTATCTCTCCGACAACTTTCCCGTCTTTCTTCATCGCTATTTTTTCACCATTAAAGAATGGGAAGGTTTGCCCCCACACATCCTCTAACCAAAAGTCCTGTAAGTAGGAAGCGGGATACCCTTTAGCCATGTAGGAACAAACGGTTGGGAACAAAGGATTACACCAATTTCCTTGAAACTCAGGTTGGTTCGCAATCAAGAGAGCCATTTTAGATGTTCCTATGGCTTTCAAATATTTTTTATCTCCTGTTTCCAAATCGGTGTATGGTATTGAAAAGTCCTTGAAGAATAATCTCGGCCAATATAGGAAAGTTGGGAGTCCACTTAAATCCCACCCAAGAGCATTCCAAATGAAAGGATAGGCTTCTTCGGTTTCCCACAAGTCCGACCCTCTAATCATGTGTGTGATTCTCAAATCGTGGTCGTCAATAGCACCTTGAAACGCCAAATAAGGCCAAACAAACCCTGTTTCATTAGGGTGGCTTCGTGCAGTAGCCCTCATAATTTTAATATCTCTCCACTTAGATTTTCCTGTATCTAATGGAGTTTTCAAATAAACCGTAGGAACTATTGTTCCCACCTCTTCATAAACTTTGGCTTCTTGTCCTATCTTGATAAAGTGTCCTTGTGTTGGAGAACATAATGTGCCATCCTCTGCAACATAACTTCCCGTTTCTACCATTTCATCGAATTGTTTCAAATTAGTTTCAATAGATTTTTCTCTATCAGGATTCGATTTTGCTTGTGCAGATTGAAGAGGTGTTTTTCCTTCTGCAATTTCTTCAGGAGTCAAATATTGTTGATATTCTTCTGCAAATATCTTATGTGGGATACATGATACATAAGCCTTTCCCTCACCAATCAATTTCCGAGCAAGAGAAATGTATCTCTCTTTATTTTCAGAAGCGATATGAAGTTCATAATCATCTTCTGTTCTATCAGTCAAGAACTCAAACTCTTCAATAATTTGAGGATATAATTCTCTTAATGGCCTTTTTTGGTCGGGGTCAGTATCATCGAATCTAAGAATGTAATCTCCATTGTATGCGTTTGCATAAGTATTATTCACGATGATACCAAAAGAGTGTCCCATACTAAGTGGGCCATTCGGATTCGGGGCGAACCTAACTCGGACTCCATTGTTCGTAGTTCCTTGCGGTAGTGGAGGCAATCCTCTCAATTCTACCTTCAAGGCTTGTTGAGCAAAGTAATTATTCAATTCTTTAGAAGATACTTGCATCAATCGTGGCTTCAACATTTCTACCATTTTTTCGACACTTTTTCTACCTTCACTATGAAACTTCTCATTGTAATGGATTAGCCTATCATTGATAAGATTCATCAAGAAAACGGTTTGTTTCCGATTGAATATCAAGAATGGAAAAGCCCCTTGAGTAATTTGATTTTGAACCATTTTTACTGCTTGTTGGTATTGACCTTTTTTTCCTTGTTTCATTTTACCATTATTTTTCAATACTTCAAGAGCGCAGAAATAATCAACTGCAATCGGAATATCATCTTGGCTTCCACTCCAATCTTCCGCACTAAATCGTGATTTAGGTTTAGTTAATAGGTCAAGACCCTTGAAGGCGACTAATGCCCCCAAACCACCTAATAAAATCTTGTCCCAACCTTGAGGCATAAAATTACTTTGGAAAAACTGATACATAAAGATGTCGTCATTGGAAAATTAACAACATAAGTGTGAAAGCCACAACAAACATAATAACAAAGCCGAATATGAAGTTTTCTTCAGTTGATTCAAACCACCAATCAAGAGGATTGTTTTTCATTTTTTCTGACCTCCCATACATATTCAAATATCCAATGAGAAATGATTAAGATGAAGTGCAAAAAGAAAGTAAGGTAGGTAGCCTCCTTAATATCACCTTCTACAAGCCATATCGTCATTAAAGTTAAGAGAATAGAACATATTCTCCAAGATATTACCTTCTTCAATATTTCTTTATTTTCCGTCAAACTACCACTTCATTTCTATTGGTTCATCAGTAGCAATCGCATAGACAATCCAAATAAGTATGAGTATTCCAATACCACCACATATTGAAAAGCATGAAATATACTCCATACCGCCTATAATGTAGTCATAGTATTTGAAACTTCGCAATCTTTATTTATCAAAAAGAGGAAATCCACTTTATGCCACAGAAATATGACGGATTTCATGGCTCATATATTTTATCGCCTCATCTTGAAGATTTTGAAAAAGATAAGGCATGGTTTTACAACTTAACACCACTTGAGCAAGTTTCTACTCTTGCTAATTCTTACATCTACATCACCTCCGATTCTGACTTCTCACCAATTTCATCGAGTTTTGAGAATGGAGTAAAGGCTACATTAAACAAGTTGCCTCCCAAAGATTTTCCCTCAGTTAGACGAGAAACCAATACAGAAAATGATTTAGAGGGTGCAATATACTTCTCTCCTTTCTTCTTGTTTTTATGCAAACATACTATTTCCATATTGAGTTATTACAACAACCTCATAGAGTTGGCTCAGGAGTGGTATGAAAGATTATCGCCTAATGCTACGATTATTAATTACTCTGATAATGGAGAATCAGAAAATGCTTACGCTTTGATAGAGGAAGAATTAATTTCCCAATCATTTCAGTCCCGACTCAATAGGATGTTATTAGACAAAACCCTCTCATCCTATAATCCAAACCATACACTATTGAGGGAAATGCCTTTGGTGCAAGATTACATCTCTGAATCTATCTTAGGCACATCATACCCATCTTGGATGTCTGCCACAATCAACAACCTAATTACGCATGATTTGAAACCTGATTTATCCGACCCTAATTACAGAAAACAAGTAAAGTTGGCACAACTATTTAATGAGATGAAGAAGTTGATTGGTCGATTCGCCCTTTACAATTATGCAGTTGCACTTACTTATTATGTAATCAATTCAAGTGGTATTCTCTCAAGCGAAGCAAGAAGTGTTCTGCCCTCTTCCCAATTACGAGAGAACCTTGTTTCTCAAATAAGGTTTGCCATATCATTAGCCTCAAGTGATTGGGATTTGCCACATCATCGGTGCGGAGGAGAATGGAATCCACATTACAAAATCGCCTCTATTATGCTACCATTTTTGATAAGTGGTGAGTCGATTGGAATAGTAGAGTGGGGGGATTCCATGAGGGTAGAAAGCGATGTATGCTCAAATAATCCTTTGTTCCCTATCAAATATATTTCCACAATCGGTGATTTACGGCTTGAATCCGCATCGGCTGATGAGTTTTATGCCGTTTATTCCCTTTGGACATCCATACCAAACGGTAGAGCATTTGGTAGAGATTGGGCATCATCTCGATTGATTATATCCTATGAACCTCCTACTAATGATAATTTGCCTCCGATTGAATATGGGGGAGTAGATGCCTCTCAAGAACTATCAACATTTATGAATTATTCAAGATTCGGATTTTCATTTGGCGGGCATAAGGGGATTTGAACCCCTGTTATCGGCTTAGGAGGCCAATGTGCTATCCAAACTACACTATACGCCCATATTGATTTAAGAGTTGGTGGAGAAGGCGGGATTTGAACCCGCAGTTTCCCGTTCCGCAAACGGTTGTTTTTCCTGATTAAACTACATCCCCGTATTATTGTCTAAGGGCTACTCCCTTATTAATGTTTGGTATGGTGGTGTGTTGGAGGGTCTATTGGGATTTGAACCCAAGACCAACGGGTTAAAAGCCCGTTGCGCTACCTGACTGCGCCATAGACCCGTAGTAGTGTTTGTTCCACTACCGAAATCATTCAGTAGTTGGCCTTCCCACAAGATAGTATCGCATATATCTTTGGCCTGTTGGGTCAGTTCTCCACTCATGCTCAAAAGAATATCCTTCTTCCTTCAAATCACTAATTCTTCGTGGCAAAGCCCGAATCTTGTAAATCGCCTGTGCCTCCACATTACTGATACTATTAGCAGTATCAAAATGGCTCAATAGCAGTTCCTTTTGTGTTTTTCCTTTCATAATCTTCATAGGTTTTTCCCCCTTTGGTAATTAGTCCTGTGTTGTGCTACCCTTATTAACTTTGCTATTTGCATCATTGGTGGGATTCCGAACCCATAACGCAGGTTTATTGTTCCATACCTTTGTTTTCACTTGTTGATAACCCTTCTGAGATAAGTGGTTATTGAAAGCCCTTGAAATAAACTTCTGAGGAATAATTTCCTCTCCATGCTTGTATGAAGTAAAATGGCCGATAGAATAAGTATTGAAGGAATTAGCCAAAAACAAATAGTTAGGTTGCATATCTTCTATGACTTTATCTAAGTGTTCCATTGGATTTTCAAAATGTTCAAAATATTCGGAAGCAAAAACAAAATCCACCCCTTTACCAATCTGAGTTGTATCCTCCACGATGGAGAAATCATAGTCAGAACTTACTTTTTCACAGAACTGATATTGCTTTGTATTTTTAATATTCGTTCCATATACTTCAGAGTTAGGCCATATTTCTTTCAAGTAAGCACTCGTATAACCCATCCCACAACCCAAGTCGGCCACCTTATTTACCTCTCCCAAAAACTCAAAAAGGGATGTATTTCCATCGTATGATTTAGGATTCTCAATAGTCCGTAAATAACTTCGACTGTAAGTTACGAAACAAGTAATCAAATCTATGAAATAGTAATCATCATCATAGCAAGAGTAATCAGGGTCGCCCTCCATTAAGGCATCATACCATTCTTTTTCGATTCGTTTTACTTCAACTATGAGGGATTCATCATATTTATTTCTATTACACTTTCCTACTAAATTATGTGCCTCAATGAGTGCGAGTTCCTTGTCTATTCCGAACATCTCACCATAATCATCAATGAACATCTTGATTATTTCTTTGGGTTTCATAGTTTTCATTTTTTACTCCTCCATTCCTTAATATCTGCGGGATATTCACTACTTTCAATTAGTCGAAGGCCATAATTATTGATACCTGTTGGGATTTCGATGTCCTTCTTTCTAACTAATTTATTTTCCTTAAAAGGTTTGTAATTAACATGATGATGCCATCTATTGAATCTCCATACCACCTTTGCTACATCAGGGTGCATATCTTCTAACATCTTAGATTTCAAGTAAGTTCCATCTTGAGAGTAAAATTGTTGATGGTTGCCTCCACTCATTCTCTGAGTAGTAACTTTTCCTTGTAAGAAAGCATTGAATTGGAGAGTAGCCCATCCATCTTTGAGAACCCTTAATGATAAATCTGTATCTTCATTATACCGCCCCCTCCACCGATAAGGAATATCGTTTCGGATAAGGAGGCAACTGTATATTCTTGTATTTTTCACGAATGGTGGGAGAGCATCATTAGCCTTACAAAAAGAATAATAATTTGGCCCTGCTATGGCGATATTATCATATCTCTGAACGAAATCTTCCATACACTTGAAGATTGTCCCACTCGTAACCAACGCTTTAGTATTTCTATTTAATCTATGGAAGGCATCTAAATTATCATCCATGACCCAATGCCAATCATATCCTCTCTCGATGGAATGTTCCCATGCGAAGTTCCTTGCCGCACCGGGTCCGATTCGTGGGTCATCATCATCCCAAAAAACATCATATTCTTTGTTGTATTTTTCAGGAGTAACCAATATTTTCTCAGCATCCACAACCTTAGCATATTCTTCATATTCGGATGCTTCGACAATAAGGTGATAAGGAACTTTCATATATTCCAATGCCTTTACCGTCAATCTACTTTTCCATCGACCTTTGGAAACCACATAGATAGGATATTCAGGATTCATCGACCCATCTCCTCACAACTCCACTCCTATGTGGCCGATAAGGATGCCAAATACTCTTGGTCTTAGGCGTTAATTTCTGCCCAATCATTTCGGCAAACTCCTCCAAATCCTCAGCCGTTTCAAATCGAATAATGATTTTACTGAATGGTTCTTTCTTTTGTTGATTGAACTCAGGCATACCAACCCACTCATCTGAGGGGATTTCCTTATCTTCTATTTTATCTTCATCAAGAGTTTCAGAATCTATTTCACCCATATCGGTAAATAATTCTAATGACCCTTATTAGTGTTTCTACGCAACAGTAGGCAAATACGACTTCTCATCTACAATCAAATCAATGGCCGCTTGATTGGAAATACCTTCCAACATCCCTACAACATTCATCCCCATCCAAATCATATTCACCAATACAGGGGCAAGAGCATCGTGATAATAAGCAGTAGCCAATAATCCCGAAGAACCTACAAAACTGATTCCATGATAAAGGAAAGAAGTATTACTAACCCAACCTCTCGATACGGCCACGACTGCGCCAAGTTGTAAAGCACCACCAAGATACCCTACACCATCCATAATTTTTCTACCATATTTCTCATCAAGATATTTTCTATTCGCTTCCATATCTTTGATAGCCTTCCACCCCAATGAGCCACCTACTACGACTGTTCCGACCACGATTTTATTCATTGTATCCACCTAAGCATTGATTTCTCGATTCAGCCACTTCCTCTCTAACATTTGATTCTGCCCTTCGCCATCTACCCATGTGGCATACCAATAGAAGTCATAATGGGTTGCATTAGATTCGGTGAAGTTAGTGAGAGTAATGAAGTGATTATCTTCCACCCATCCTTGAATGTAGTGGAATCCTGTCCCATAATTGATTGGCCCTGTGGCATTAGGCCCTGAGTTTGTTCCATTAACTTCATATACTAAGAATTGAACTGATACATTATAGCCCTCAAGATTATTGTTTTCATATCCACAATCAAGGTCATAACCTACGGAAGCATGAGTGGCATTTGTTCCAATATCAATCCAAAATAAGTTAATTTCACAGATTTCAGGCTCTTGTTCTACCACATCTATCCCCCAAAACAATACTTGTTCCAATACTTCACCATCAAGGGAGGCAGTAATTCTCGGAGTCCAACTATTACCTACTGCAACACCATCGAAAACATGAGATACATCGCTCTCCTCCCCACCACTTACAATTCGTGATTCGGTGTAATTTGCATCATATCCATTTTGGTATAATTCAATATCAATATCAATATTTTCTCCTTCGCAATTTGAAGGGATAACTTTGAATGCTACCAATATTGCATCCTGTTCTTCATCTTCTGCTACATGACCTCGATAGTGATTATGTATTCCGATTGAACAAGGCACATCTTCTATTTCATCAATCACGATAGAATTGGATTCAAACCATCCACTTTCATAGGGTGCATCATCAGCGTTAGCGTGAGAATACTTTGCTTTGATTATCCAATCATCCCCATCAGGAAGGTCGCTTAATTCAGCCTTTCCTTGAACTCTCATCGTTGTATCGCCATCAGGTTCAATCCAAAAGACCCCATCATGGACTTCTCCATATTCTAAGGTATCATGCAATTCCCCTCCATTCCATACTTCCATACTGATTTCAATATCTTGGCCGCAACCTTCTAAATCTGAAAACACTAAGTCCACAATCAAATCATTACCGTCTGAACTGAGTGTAGGCGTATCTAATTCCGTTTGTGAGTAACAAGTATCATCAAATACTTCATGTGTTTCAGGCGAATCCCAATTCCAATTAGAGCCATCGTATGTGTAGAAACTGAAATGATTTCTATACACCCCTGCTTCTAAGTCAGAGAAGGAATGTTCTAAGGTATAACTGTGTTTGAATCTAATGCCGTTTCTTTCTTCTTCATCGTGATATTCATTATCTTTTATGAGTTCAACAGTAAAATCTCCTTCCATTTCGTGAGGGCAATTTGGACTTGAGAAAACACCCCTCACAACTAAGAAATTATCATTATCCATGAAGGACTCATCTTGCCAAGCCCAATTACAATTTACGGGTGGGCCACCCCCACCTCCATTATCATCAAACTCACAAGACCCATCATCATGCGTAGCATATTCATCATAATTAAGCGCATCAGGATTCATACATCCCCAATATTCTATCGGGTAATCATCTTCCCATTCATCTTCGTCTGCACCCATTAAGTCAATCCATCCGATTGCTTCTAAACTTCCTCCACCTAAGAGTAAGAATAATGGCGATAAGATAATTAAGATTTTTTTGATATTTTCCGCCTTTCTTTGAACCGACTCAATTGCCCTATCAACAATATCTCCTTCAAGAGTAGTTTTCACTTCAAGAACGGTTTCATTATCTCCACCATTGAGAACTGTATTGTCGCTTATGTCTTTGCTAATGTTTTGCACCGTAGCAATTAGTTCTGCCGCATCTTTCAATTGCTCGACTAAATCAGGAGAATCTGTATTTGATTGATTCAATTTACCATCATCCAACAAATCAGCAAGAACATCTTCATAATCTCTTCCTGTTAAGTCAGCAAGTTTTTTTGCTCGTTCTTCTATTTCTGAAGAATCGACATTTTCCTCATCCATAATGTAGGTATCTCTTCTCGGAGATTTAAGGCTTTCGCTTTGATTATTCTTTATCTTCGATAATCTCTTCGACTTTATCCATTACTTCTTCGACTTTATCAGCAAGTTCTTCATCAATTACATTTGCTTCTTCAAGTGCATCAATGACTCCATCTGCCGCTTTGAAAAATGAACTGTATCCTGTTGCCGCAAACAAGAATGCAATTGCACCTGCTACGGGTGCATATACGGCTACTTCATCCACTTGCGACATAACCACAGATGCAAGCGTGGTCGCTGAAATGGCGTGTTGTCTAACTTCTTCAAAATCCATATTGGAGATATTCATAATGATTTCTTGGTTGTTTTGATAGTTAAATGTTCCGCACCGTTTTCTTTATTAGGGTGAAGGTATCACTACATAATATGCCTTCTCAAAAACCTCAAAAAATATATGAGAGAGAAATTAACGGTTTCAAGGCTAAAACCCTATTCCGAGAGGGTTTGGCTCGTTATCCTGAGTGGGCATACAATTTGAAATCAACACAAGGAATCATGGTTTATGTTCCTCCTCATTTTTTTGAATCAGCCTATCGAAGAGTTCAATCTCTTGATACCTCCAAGAAATTATTTTCAAGATTTTTTTCAGATGAGGAAATAACAAAGTTAGTTGGATTTATTGAACAAATGGAAAAAAACAATGGTGATAAGAACTATGGAAAGGCAACAATTCAACTGATTCTTAATGTCGCAGATTCAGCAATCAAACAAAGGAGAGGGATAGTTTCTATTTTGAATAAAATGTCGCCTAAAGAGAGAAGAAAAATACAAGAAGATGCTTTGAAAATCCGACTAAAAAATCATAATGTGTATAGTCCATTTGAAGATTATGCAAACTTGATTACTTCACAGAAAATTAAGTTTTCTTCTCGGTCAAAAAGGTATCCATTTGTGTTTTCTTTACTGAACAGAAATCCTGATAAAATACTCCTCAACACAGTTTATTTGAAGGGTGATAATTACCCGAAAAATACAATAATTGTGTATTCTATTTAGTGGAAACTCGGTTGATTTTTATTTCAATTGGGATTTCAAGTTGTGGACTACACTCAATAAGGTAGTTCAATTGTTCGCATAAATCTTTCACAAACGGAGGCCCTGCAAAATTGGTATGATTGATTTTCAACCCAATCCCATTTTCTTTTTCATCCACTTCAATATTTCCTAACAGGTGGGTTTGCCCCAACATCAATTCAATGTTTCCTAATGTTTGATAAACTGCTTCTCTTTCAGGAAGTTCATTGAGTATTCGGTGGGCTTTCTTAGTCATATCAATGAGCATACCACATTGGTTTGCTTTCTGATATTTAATTCTTACTGCTTTCTTCGCCAATTTTTCACTCTTCGACCCATTTTTCTGTATTGTATTGGGGCTTTGATTGCCCACTTTACTGAATCTACTCTAAGTGCTTCTTTCGTCATGGGTTGGTTGAATCTCCTTAGCATTACTGTAAGGAGTTCTCCTTTCCTTACAATTCCTACTACGCCATCTCCATTACTTTCCCAATCAGAAGTATCGGTTTTTCTAATTCCATCAAGAGTCATCGCAATAATCGCAAAGTCCTTCAAAGTATTATTTTCCAATCTGTTCCACTTGGTTCGGATGGCATGAATCACTTGCCGTTCTTCAGCCGAGTCCAACCTAATTCCCATTCTATCAAATACATGGTTGGAAATCTTCAATTCAGTCATTTTCAAGCCTCCACATATTCCCAATAAATCCATTCTTCAGTTTCAATCTTCAATTTCAATTCGCTCATCTTTTCTCACCTTTCCGTTATTCTTATCATAATGTCGAGAGTATAAAAACCCACACATCAGTTGTAATCCATCCCACAAGTATCGCATATATTAGTATTTCTATCAATATCGCATTGTCTTTTGCATCCCATTACTGTTTCCTTTCGTGATTCCATCTCTTGTATAATCTCTTCATCTACTACATAAAGCCACATATACCCTTCCTTTGGGTCTGTGCAATTTTCATCTATTTTGCAGATTCCCTTTTGTATCAAGGAACTAATTACGCCTCGATAAATATTCATATTCCAATCACTAAAATAAATGTAGTCGGCACAACCCATACTTTCAGTTTCATCACTAATCCATTCGATGATTTCCCATTCTTTATCAGTTAAGTTCTTCATTCTTCGCCCCACCCTTCTATCTGAATTATGAGGTTTGTGATACTTTCTTTCGCACCTTCCACATCACCATTTTCAAGTTTATCTCGCATGATGGTTAGAAGCCCAACCAACGGTCTATCCCACATACTAATTCTATTCATTATTTTCACCTCTGAGTTTCCATGCCAAATAAGATTCCCAACAAAGCCTCAAAAAAATAATAGAGAAAATGCCGATGACTGCAAAAATAGGAAGATAATCAACCATATTCATGCGCCCTCCTCCCGTTCCTTTCTTAGTTCTTCATCTCTTTCTCGGCATTCTCGTAAATGTTTTCGCCATGCCGACATTTCTTTGTGTATATCACTCATCAAACCACCTCTCCTGTTGCTATTTCATAATCAAGAACCTTTACCCAATCAATCAATTGGTGATGAAGGCATTGGTGTGCATAAACCCCTACTGTGTAATCCGCCTCTTTACAGGTGCAAAGTTCAGGATTCGATTCCAATTCATCTTTAGCCTGTTGCCCCATTTGTCGGAGGCTTGCTTCGTATCTTACATTTCTATTTTGGTCTGCATTCAACTTCATTATTGTTCCCCTTACTATGTAGTAGTAGAGTATCACTTATTAAACTTGCGTATCTCTGTTTAGGTCAAATCCCTTGAGGGCGTAATTCAAAGGTAGAATAACTTCACCTAATTTAGATTCATTCCAATCTTCTATTTTAATGGCGTAAGCCCTGTATCCTCCCTGCGACTCAGAACCTACCTTTCCCTCTCCCCAAATACTCCGTATGATGTCGAAGCCCTGATGAACATTTAGAGTCCATCGAAAATATCCTGTTTGAAGAATCCTTTGGCTCGGTAGTCCATTAGAAACCCAATAACCATTACTCCAATTGGGGAATGCTAAACCCAAACCCTGAACCTCTTTATCATTGGCGATTGCCGCCATAACCCCCATCCTTATCGTCTGAGCAGGGATAAATATGAAAGGAGTTGATTGAGCATATTGTCCTACTTCTAAACCGTTCCACCAAATGTAAATATAATCTCTTCGGAAATTGGAGAACTTATCCGCCTTTTGGATAATAATATCGTCTTGAAAATCAGACAATCTTTCTCGATTTCTTGATACTTGATATAGTTGGGAAAATCTATCTCCATCAAACACTTGATTGATTTTGTTATTGAACTCCTTCCTATCAATTAACCCAATTATTCCGAGTCGGGATAGTAGTTCCAACGCCCTATCTATTCTTTGGTCGAACTCACTCTCAGTCATAACCACACTCCTCCTTTAGCATAATTCATTGGGATTATAGGGGCATCATTTCTATCATTCAACCTCGCAAATAGTGTGATTTCACTATTCAATGAAGGAATAATCTGATATTCCCTTTCTATTTTTTTCAAAAATGCAAAATCCGACAATACATTACCAAGAGTAACTACATAATCAGGATTCCTTTTCCGAATTGATGAGTATTGTTTAGCATTATATTCTTGTATTTCCATCTTTAGAATAGAGGGCTTCGCTAATATCTCCGTATCACTACTCCCCCGAAAATATTGTATCTCTCCCTCTTCAAAACTGTCGGTGGTGGCTTGAATATAGATAACTTGGTCTTTGCTTCCCCACCCTACACCTTTTCTGACTACATAAATCAACATCCCTACCTCAATAGGCATATCCATATATTCTTGGAGATTATCGTTATCAATTTCAATCCAAACACCTTGAGGTTTAACAGTAGTATCAGGAGATTGAATAGCCGCCATCATCTCAATATCAAAGTTTAACATATCCGTTTCAACTGTTAGCCTTCGACAAACGGTATCTTTTCCTATGTAGTAGGAACTTACTTCACCATAGGTTTCTTGATTTTCTTCCACTAAAGATGCAAAATAATAAGGCCATCCACATTCTGCGAAAGTAGTCATCAATAGTTTTTTTTATCTTTCCGATATTTAACTGTTGCTCTCAATGGGTTCAGAAATCTCACAAACGCCACTCGGACAATCACTTTGAGCAGTTCCAATAACGGTTTCTTCTGTTTCCGTAAGATGCTGAACTGCCTCCTCAGCCGAGAGAGGGGTCAAAGGCTCATTACCTCTTGAACCTGACCTATACACAGTTGTTCCCTTTAGTTTCGGTGCATATTTCAATAACAAATCACCGTATTTATCAATATCATAGTCATTAGGGATATTGATTGTCTTTGATACTGCATTATCAATATGCTTTTGCACACTTACTTGCATCTTCAAGTGTTCTTCTACTGAAATCTCATGGGCTGATACAAAGGCCGAAACATCTACACCTTCATTATACATCTGCTCAAACATAGGGTCAATTACGATTTCCTCTTTCAGAACTCTTTCATTACTTGTTTCAGAATCGGCATAATATCTTCGCAGATAACCTGCGGCAAAAACAGGTTCGATACCACTTGAAGTCCCTGCAAGAATAGAAGTTGTTCCTGTGGGTGCTATCGTAAGAACGGCACAATTCCTCATACCGTATTCTCTAATTTTCGATTGCATACCTTTTGTTAATGTCTTACAGAAACCTGATTCTAAAAACTTATCGGCATCAAACGCTTCAAATGGGCCTCGTTCTACGGCAAGGTAAGTAGAGGCTTCGTAGGATTTCTTCTTGATAAAGTTGAATAATTGTTCTACCTTTTTTCTACCCTCAGCAGAATCGTATCTCAATCCTAAGTGAATTAAACTATGGCCGAGTCCCATAATTCCAAGTCCAAGCCTCCGCACTTCCATGCAATTCTTCTCAATCTCAGGAGTAGGGTAAGTATTAACATCAAGAACATTGTCGAGAAACCTTACCCCCACTAAACATGAATCGGCTAACTTGTCCCAATCATAATCGGACTTATCAGGGAGTAGATGTGTAGAAAGATTGATTGCACCTAAATCACAACATCCATAGGCTTCAAGCCAAATCTCCCCACAAGGGTTGGTGCTAATCAAAGGCTTATGATACCAAATATTATTCATCTTATTGGCGAGTCCTTCATTAAGGATTCCGGGTTCTCCTGATTGGTATGAGTTGTGAACCATCAAGTCCCATAGTTCTCTCGCCTTGATTGAACCCACTTCATTATTCCTCCAAGAAAACTCAATCTCACCATCATCCATTACCTTACTAAAGAACTCATCATCGACAAGAATAGATACATTAGCATTCTTCAATCTCAAATCAAGTTGGTGCTTAATCAAATGCTTGAAGATGGACTCATTATCCGCAGTATAGAGTTCTACGATTTCTTTCAATTCAGCAGGGGGGAGATTAGGAAAGGCATCCATGATTGCTGATGAAATACCATCTCCATCTAAGTCCATTTTATTAAACTTCCTTTGCATAAACTCTAAGACATCAGCATGGTCGTATCGCAAACACATCATTAAGGCAGTTCTTCGACCTCCCCCTGCTTTGATAACTTCTCCTGTTTGATTGATAACCTCCATCAATGATACTGCACCTGTGGCTTCTCCTCCTGTTCCTCTGATGGGTGTGCCTCTTGGCCGCACAGGAGAGAAGTTCATACCTACTCCTCCACCTGTTCCACTAATTATCAACATATCCGAAACGGCTTGCGCCCAACCTTCTCTACTATCAGCCGTTGGAACTACAAAACAATTGAGCAACTGCCCCTTTGCTCTACCTGCGCCATACCAAATCCTACCGCCGGGAATAAATCTGTTTTGACTCAAAACTTCTACAAACCTCTCAGTCCATTTATCTCGCTTTCCATTCTCAGCCTGTGCCACATGACTTGCTACTCGTTCACAAGCCTCTAAGAATGTTTCATCATCCTTAATTGCATATCTTTGTCTAAAAATTGTTTCCGCAAAACCCTTTGGTTCGTAAATATCATTCATCGTTTTCACCGTTTTCACCAATGTTTGCGAACAGATATTTAACATAATCGGTTGTTGGTAGGTCAAAGACCCACTAAAGGCTATTCAACCAATCTATGAAAATACGATAATCCATCCATTTCAGTTTTCGTAAATCCAAATCTTTCATAGAATCTTTCAAGAGATACACCATCCAATATCTCTTCATCACCTTCACCATACGAAAAAGGCTCGACATCCAACTCCATATTTACTTCCCACCTATCAGCAGAATTAATCACTTTAGCCATCGCCTTACTTGCATGACCCTTTCCTCTCTCAAACGAATAGATTTCTTCAAGATTCATAAAGGGGTCATTCTCATCTGCCTCTAATACGACAACTACTTTATCATTTTCAAGAAGGATTGCCCAAGTCCAATGCGTTCCATAATTCTCACCCTCCATAAGCGAACCTTGAGAAATCAAATCATTCGCCATACGCTTGTATCGCTCACCTCGACTCAAGGATACGGAAATACCATCCCCTCCTCAATTCGTCTGAGTGCTATCCTCTGCCGCCCTTTGTTCGTTTCCAATGGCGTTCCCATAAGGTCTTGCTATCTCAATTAACCTTCTAATCGGCAACCCAATATAGAGAGTCATCATTTTCAAACTTGGATTAACCAATGCAATTTGAGCATACCTATGGTGTCCGTCAAGAATATAACCTTCCTGACTGATAGCAATTGTTTTTCTCAAAATAAGTGAGGCAGAATTAAAAGCCCCTTTCTTGACTCCATCTGCGGTAGAAGTAGGATTGCCATACTCTATGATATTATCAATGATTTTGTTCAGCCAAATCTGTGATTGTGTTGGTCTGAGCAAACCTACGGCAGTATTCATTATTTTCGCATTTACTACATCGTCATCTAATTTTCCATCTTTGTATCCCAAAAATAGGAAATTGATTGCTTCAGGACTATCTACAACAAGATTTCGTGGAGAATACATTACCTCATTATCCAATGCAAACGGTTCAAAAACATCTAATGCCCCTGCCCTAAGTTTTTCTGCAAAATCATCTAACTCTTGAGGGTCTATCACAGGCATATCAATTCGTGGAATATCAATTGCTAACCTACATTCTTCTTGAAGGGAAAGATAATTTTCCTTGAAGTGAGGAATATAATCTTTCATAACCAATCCTCGTTCTTGGAATTGTTTCTTACTCCATTCATACGCTTGTTGAACAGGAGTAGTAGCCACATTTAATTGCGATACTTGACTATCGGGTTTCCAATTTTTCGCAATACTTTGCCGTATCCTCAATTCCCTATTTCTTCCTCTGAGTAATGGCGAATCTCCCATCATACCCTGAGCCTCAAAAACCTCTTCAGCACCCTTCTTATCCTTGCTTTCTCTGATTCCCTTAGCAACGGCATTCCCTACTTTTCTTTCCCATTCAGATATTTCACCATCTTTGTTTCGGTCTGCCTTAACAGGGTCAAAATCAGGGTCATCAGAGTTGCCTTCCTTCGCAGATGGTGGTTTGTTGTATTCATTCAATCGCTCTTGATTCATTACCGTTTCATTTCCACCTTCACCCACTACGGGGCTTGGAGGTAGCGAGGATTCCTCTGTAATCTCTACTTCAGTTTCTTCAGTTGCACTTGCTTCGATAAGAGGGGTCAAGTCCACGATTCTATCCACCGCTAACATATTTCCTCTAATACCAAAGATGGGATGATATTTAGGAATAACAGGAGGCGGAGGTGTATATGTGCTTCTGCCACCATAGCCCCATCCTCGACTTCCACTCCATCCACCTCCATAACCAATTTCTTGAGCATGGAATGAGAAATCATTTAGTGATGTCTGCCATTCATCTTCTTCCGCAGGTTGAGGTAATCCACACTCTACACAAACTGTATCCATCCCGCTAATTCCCAATTCTCCCCCGCAGAATACACAATATTTATCGTCATCTTTCTTCGCCCATACACCCCATTCATTAAGATACCATTCCCCTGCCTCATCAATAGGGTCATCTTCGATTACGGTGTCTTGCATAATCCATTTTTCTGATGTATCAACAACAGGTTTAGGTTTAGGTGGTGAAGAAACGGCAGTAGTTTTCTTAGGTGTAGTAGTTTTCTTTGCAGTTGTAGAAGTGGCCTTTCTTGATGAATCCTTTTTGAACTTTCCAAATGCTACGGCAATACCTGTTAGGTTTGAAATTGCTTCCTTCAACTCTTCATTGGAAATACTATCATTTCCTGAATCTCTATATTCAGTCATTATGATACCATCATCTACACTCAGGATTTTACTTTTTCCAAGTTCGCATATATCCAATACAGAAATATTTTCTTCAGGAGGCATCATACTAATGCAGAATAGAATATCTTGATAATACATTTCAAGTTCTACAAAATTATGCAAATACATGAGGTAATCTATACCTTCGTATGCCTCCCCTGTGAACTCAATAATGTGATGATTAGTTTCTTCTACAATATGGTGGGATGCACCATCAGGAAGTTTATCACTTATCTCTTCCCATTTGTCTGCGGAGATTCGGATAAAACCTGATTGATATACAGGCTCTAATGGGCCTGAAGGTTTAGGAGTTCTCCAATTTCCTCCACTTCCTGATGCTCGATTCCCTGCGGTTTTCACCTTTTTACCTTTTGTAGTTCCGCCTTTTGCTTTTGAACTCTTAGTTGTGGTAGAAGATGTCTTTTTATTATCCGAAGTCATATCAAGTATAGGGATGATTCCTTGATGTCTTGGATTTTGTTTTCTTTGGTGTTTTTTCAATTGATTTTTTGAGGGAAACTCTGCTTGGCAAGTCCCACATTCATATCTTTTCGACACCATATTACCATTTCCTTCATTTTCACTAATAAATGTTCCTATTCAATAAACTCTTCCCCTTCTCTAACTTGAGTGTATCTCAAGGCTTGAATAAACAGAGGGAGGTTGGCATCTCTTATTCCCAAGAGTTGCGCCCTAATTGGCTCAGGCAATCCCGTTATACCTTCAGGAGTTTCGACTCGGAGTAAATATATCATCAATAGGAAATCTCTCCATTCTAATTGCATATTTGCATCAAATCCACCCTCAAGGTATCTCTTGTATCCCCTAATCATATTGGAGAATAGGGCGTTGATAAGTTCCTTATCCTGTGTGGGCGGTTTTTTGAAGTCAAGCATTGTATCAATTTGGTTACTTCTATATCCATCTCTTCGCATTCTTTGTCGAATAATAGGAGTAAGTATTCTGAGATATTGTCTGTAAAGCCCCATTCCTCCGAATAACTCATTTATTCTTCGCCTTGTCGATACAAACTTCTGCCTTTGGTATTTTGCCAACTCCTCATCAGTTGGTTCATTATTATCATCATATAGATGCCCATGTTCATTCATATCCAACCCTATCAATAAATCTACTAATTCTTTACCGATTTCTTGCACTTCAGAGGATATGTTATTCGACCACATCAATTTTTCCCAATCTTGTTTCGCCCCGTTTCTTTCTACCCATTTTTCCCTAAATCTTTCTATTGTGTATGGCCTTAATCCCTGAGATGTGTAATTACCCAAAAGGAACATAGAATAGAGGTAAGGGTAGGATTCATCGAATTGTTTTTGTATTTCTTTCACAGTCATAGATTTCACATCACTAAACCCACTCCTTCCATCTAAATCATAGCAGTAAATATTTTCGCTGAACCTATCCCATTGTCTATCAACGGTATCTATGGCATTTCTTGGATTTTCAGGATTTCTTAGAGGGAACAATACACAACCTTCCGTTTCAATAGCATCAGTAAAAATCGTAAGAATGTCTGCCCAATCGTTATAATCCAATTTAGGGTTTAGATACATCGCATTAAATATCCTAAACAAACCATTTTCTCCATCCCTTGTTAATTGAACTCGCCACTCAGGTATTTCTATTTCAGTTTCATCCACCTCATTCACAAATCTATCAAGCCTTGTATCGTTTAGGGTAAAGACGAAATCTACTGCGAAGGCAGACATTCTATCATTGAACCTACCGTTGCTATCATAATTTCGGATATGTAATCTTTCTTCAGGAGGAATCCACCCAAATACTTCCTCTAAATCATATACTCCATTTACGATTTGAAATCCACCTGTCCCTGCTCTGAGTCGAGAAGGATTAAGGTATCCCGTCAATAGATTATACATCAAAATATTCTGCACAAGAAGTGAGGGGTAATTTCGTTCATACTGCTCAATAAAGTTTTCAAAAGTCATATCTGTAAGTTTTCTGAGTAAGTTCCTTATTGAAGGTTTATCGAACTCTTCAATGTTCGGTATGACGCTTACACCATCTTCATCTACCATTTCTATGATATTGATTGGATTTTCAGAATTAAACAAGAACCTTGTTTTATCAGGGAAAATATCAATCAAGTCAGAAAGTGCTTCTCGCTCGATAGGAGTTCTTAATCTGCTTGCTAAATTGTTTGCCAAATAATCTCTGATTTTATTAGAAGAACCTTCCAAATTGATACCCCTCATATATGCCTTATTAGAAATCCCTGCATTTCTCAAATTAGTTAAACTTGGATTTTCATTTACCCGCCTTTCAAAATCTTCATCTTGAGGCTCATAAACCGAATCAAGAATAAACATCAATGATGTTAGACCTACACCATCATAGGCGTAATCATAATTATTGTTTTGATAAATTGATGTCGAACTTGGCAGATTAGATGATTCTGATTCATCATCAATAGTAGATTCAGGAACACAAAGCGCATTTGCATTATCACTTCTGTTTATTTCTTTGATTTCATTCAAAATTGAGGTTAAACCCTTCCTAAGATACCAATGTTGTCCTACCTCATCTATTAAGAAATTAGGAGATTCACCCCTCCCTTTCACATTCAATCCTCGATAAAGGAAATATGGCTTATCTGTAAATGGTCGCCCCTCTATCATCCCCGTAATAGGAAGTTGAGGATATTCGATAATCGACCCTGTGTAGGATTGATTTTGACCTTCAGGTTCATTATGAGAGGCAGTAGGAAGCCCTGTTCCGAATCTACACCTCCCTGCTCTCACGAAGTTATGAGTGTAGGGTTCTTCAAGAACCTTTGAAATAAATCTTTCTGCATTATTTTTGATGTAATTACCTGCAAGAATATATCTCATCGAATCCCAAAATCCTGAGATAGACAAGTCAAACTCACTTGTGGGGGTTAATTTGATAGTATCAACCATCTTCCTTAGATGCCTCATATATGCTCTCTTCGTTATCCTATTATTGTTTAATATTTTAATGGGATACGCTTCAGCCAATCTCTCAAACAATCGAGCCTCAACAATATTTGGATTCATAATTAGGGATTCATGCAAAGCCGAATAATTATCGTATAGGTATTTCAGTAATCTTCCCCTTACACCGTCATTCTGAGCAATCTGTTTCAAGATAGTTTCTTCAAATTGTTCTTCACTATCGCTTAGGATGTTCCCATTAATACCATAGTAATCGAACATTCTCCTATACCCTACACTTTTTCCATCCATTCGTGGCTTTTGCACAATCCTTTCAAGGATTTCACTTGGAGTATATTGGTTGTGGGCGAAACCGAGAATCATTTCTTTAATCGGAGGCAATCCATCATTTATCGTTCTAATGATTTCAAAATCGTCAAACTCTTCAGGACTCAAACTTCTAAAGGGTTTGTCGCCTTCAGGATTATACAAGTCCTCAAGATAATGAGTCAATACAATATCTTCCATAACATAAAATAAATCTTCACTATTAGGCAATTTAGATGCAATTAATTCTAAGGAACTCATATTTTCCAACACATCAATATTCGTGAGGATATTAAAAGCCATTTCCTCACTCAATTCTTTTCTAACTTTGATTCCCTCTTCTCTGAAGGCACTACTTGTATTGGTTGCCATGCTTAGGTTACGAATTAAAATGTCTGCGATACTACCCCTTTTCAACCTCTTTACATATCTTCCATATCCTCTATCTGTGCCATCAGTAAGTCCAACATATTGAACGAAAACACAATCATAGTAGTATTCACCATAAGGGTTATTAATGAGAACATCAAAAATCACAGGTAAGGCAGATTGTGGGAGTAATTCTAACCCCATCTTTGTTGGATTACTTCTTTTTGCAGACCTCAAAAATAGCATAGGAAGATATTGGGCTTGTTCTTCAGGATTATTCATACTCATTATGAAATCAAAGAAAACCTTCATTTCTTCGGTGTTTTTATTTCCTGTGTATAGTTTGTGGATATAATCTAATTTAACATTCGTGATTTCATATCCACCTTCCTCCCAACCTAATTCATCAAAGGACAAATTATACAAGTAATTCAACATCAGGACTAAGTTTTCCGTAGTTCTTGGAACATGATTTTTAGTTCTCTTAATGCTCGGACATCCACCATTGAACAATTCCCACCCATAATTTTCTTCTTGGCTGAAACTGAAAGTCATAAGCGAAACAATGCCATCTCGCATTTGTTTGTATCTGTCCCACAATGGTTGAGTGGAATCATCCTCTTCACCCATAAGTTCAGTTGCTTCTATCCAATATCTCAAGAGCCAATCAAAGTTTTCTTGCCCGATATTAGGTTGATTCATCAGCATAAATGCCAATTCGATTGAACCCCAATAACCAACCCCTAAAGGATGGGCATTCATAGCGTCTAACAATTCAATTTGACTTGTGCTTCGGCTCGCCCATGTTTGAAGGACAGGTAAATACCATTCTGCGAATCGAGTGTAAATTGAGGGGGTTTCTCCTACTTCATATCCTCGTTCATGTGCAACTATTCTTTCTACCAATTCACTCTTATTACCTGATTGGCTAAGTCCTCTACCTGCGGCCATTTCTTGAAGATTATCCTTAGTTAATCCCATTAAATCTCCTTGATATTCACCAAGAGGAGTTTCCCACACATAGTTTTCGTTTTCAATTTCTCGACCTCTTTGAATCTCTATCAATAAATCCCTTTCGGCTTGCGATAATTCCTCTCCTCCACCTTGAATCAATCCTTTGGAAACTCCTACTATTCCTTTCAACTCATCCACATAAGGTTGCCACAAAGTTTCAGGTGCAAATATGAAACTTTCAGAATCTAATAAGTTATGGTTCGATAAGTAAATGGAGGCAGGTTGAGCATACAATTCCTTTGCCTCACTACCCATTATATCTACAATTTTTTCGTGAATTACTGCACTACTTCGGGGGTGATATACAAACATCTTTGGTATATTCTCATCCATAAGGATATTTTTGTAATCAGGCTGAATCATCTCAATCGTATCAAGTGCTGAAAGCATCAACTCAGGATTCGCATAATCATGCCCTAACAATAATTGCATCAATACTTGCCTATTTGATTCCTCATAGAGTGTGTATATCTTCCCCATCAATTGCCCTATCACCCTCTCATAATTCCACACAAGAGGATTTTGGCACAAATTGAGTGTAACTTCATCATCATCTTGCCTCAATATTCTTAGTTGTTCGTTATAGGACAAATCATATTGAGTGTTATAATCCAATACTCTTTGTTCCTCACCCATACCTGCCCCCTCAGTAGCCCCGAATGCCCGATTAGTATAGTGGATTTTTTTGTTGGATGACCCTCCTGTGTCGGCATAACCACCATACACATAAGGAGTAGTTAGATTAGTAAAATCCCACAAACCTGCCTTAGTAAAAATCGAAATCAAACCTGCACCAATACTATTAATCCATGCCGCATTCCCTACCTTTTGGGAACTACCATCTTCTCTGATACTGTAACAAGTCCTCTCAATACCTATTCTCGGCCCTAAGTGATTTCCCGAAGCATCTCTACCCATTCCCCATCTAAGCATGAATCTCCCGATGGCTTTACTTCTATCGACTCTGAGTGAACCTTCAGCATCAAGTAAATCAGAGGCTCGATAAACCATACATATTCCATTACCTACTTTGAAATCATCAAAACATCCCTTTTTGTAAGAACCACCATATAATGCTTCACAGGATTGATTAGCCCATCCTCGATTGGAAGATTTGAAAATAATCTCCAAAGGGTCTTGAGTGATATGAATAATGTAATCCCCTGCATCGGAAACAGGCCAACCTTCTCCTCTTTTCATATTATCCACAGGAGGTCGCCATTTATTCAATTGAACTTTGGTTTCTCTATTTTCGTAAGGTAAAGTCAAAAGAGCCTTGAGAGTAATTTCCTTACTTACAAGTTCCAACTCTCCCATATCCCCAAATTGAATCGCTTCAGGCTCATACTCTTCGGCCATTTCCTTTACTTGACTTAATTCCAACTCAGATAATTCTTGAATCATCCCTTCTATCAATCCCTTTGTTTCTTGAATATTAACTCGCATAGCCTTGAAAACAGGGGCAGAAGCCTCACCACTATCTCCTAATCTCATTATGGATGGGAATATTGCATCCTTTCCTTTGTAGGCACTTGGGATTTCACCATTTTCCACAATCAATTTGAAAATATGGCCTTTCAACTGAGATTCAATAAGAGTATCCGTCATAATGACGGGGGCTTCCTCAGCCTCTAAAACATCATATCCGATAAGTGATGGGTTTGATACATCTTTCAGAAGATAATACTCTATTTTCCCATCTTTATTCTCAAGCGGAACAGTTGCTTCCCGTTTGGTTAAAGGGTCAATTGAACCATATTCACTCCTTCCAATCAATTGTAAAATCTGTTCCATCCTCGCCCTTTGTTTTGCGAGAACCTTTTCATTTTTAATTTGAACCTTGTAATATCCTGTAACTTTTCTAAAAACCTTGTATCCATTTTTATCAGGATTATCGGATTTGAAGGAAGAAATCCTCGTTTTGTGGTTCTTTCTCCACATAGTTTCAAAATCGCTATTACCTACTGACCTGTTCTTAACAGATTCCCAGGGGATTCCTCCGTATTCAGTAGAATCATATCCATTCCTGTTCCAATTACTATTAGGGCTTCCGGGAAACTCATCGAACTCTTCGACACTTTTCCGAAACCAATATTCCGCCTTTTGGTCGAGAGTTTTCACCCCTTCAGGGAAGTCATAATTAGGGTCATCAGGATATATTTCTGCTTCCTGAATAATAGGAATGACTTCAACACTCTTTTCAGCCATATCGAATCTTTATTCTCTTTGATATTTAATGGTGTTGGTTATTTCACTCGATAGAAAATCGTGGCCTCTCGCCCTCTTTTTACCACTTTAATGTCGGGGTCGCATCGGAACTTAACTGCGATAGCCTTTTTTGTAGGCACTTCTCTTCGCCCCATAGTGAGCATTCGGTCAATAATTTGGTCGGCAGTAATACCCTCTCCAATCGTAATGACTGATTTAGCCGCTTCAAAGTTAGTAGGTTTCGTTCTCATAATACCACACTCACAATCGGGGGGCTACCCAAGCCTTCAAACCCATTCCTGTTTTAGTGTGCCATCTAAACTCCACAGGTGCATTCTGTTTCCCTTGTATTGAAATTATACCTTCGGATGTGGAAGTGGCTTTACTTATTTCCTCAACAGAAAAAGAAGTCATAGAAATATAATCTGAAGGAGATAAGTTCACATCTTCAGAATCAAGATTGATTTGAACTGTTCCCTCATCTGTTTCAGAAGATAATATGAATCTATTATCTGTGATAATATCTACCATCCCACCCTTTACATTGGAGGCTTTCAAAAATGATTTGAGATTATCGGATTCCAATTCCGCAGAAAAAAGGTGGGCTACCTTAATCTCAGGAATCGCATTCATCAAATCCGACCTAATCAATCTAATTGTTCTCTGAATCCCCTTGCCTGTTGTTGTAACTCGATTCATACCTTCTACATATTCAAAATCCAAATAATCCTTTTTCACTAATGTTTTGGTTATGTCCTTCAACCTTGAAATAACAACACCTAACCGTATTTGCCCAAGATTATTTTGTTGCGAAGGAGTAAAATCATACTCCTCAAAATGTGGTGGCTCTACCATCAATTCCACAACCCTTGCGTGAAGTGGGTCGGCAACCCTCACAAATAATCCATATTTATCAAAAACAAATACGGCTTGCTCATCAGTATTCTCAATTGCTTTGACTATTTCCTTTGCTAAAGATGCACTCATCTTCAGTTTAATCTTCCCTGATTTTTCAGACACATTCTCAGTTTCACTATCATTTAGCCCCATAATTGCTGATTATTGTTTTGAGGTATTTAACTATTGCCCTTATGACTTCCTTTATCAATGATTATTTCCCTTTCGTTACCGATAATTTCCCAAGCCCTATCAATGAAAATCTTTATTTTATCCACATTAGTATGCCATCTCTTATTTTCCTCATCGAGTTCCTTAGCCCTTTCTACATTGTTAATGAAATCAGGCAAACTATCAAAAAAGTCATAGAGAGATTTAGACCTATCAATGGTAATTCCCGGTATCATACTCATAATATTGTGATACTTGTTTCTTGAAGATTTTAGAACAGTCGTCTTTCTAATTAGGTGCATAAACTTCCCCTCCTCAACCCTTTTGGATAAATAATTCAAATACGAGCAAGTATCTTTCTTCGATGAGGTGTAAATCACAGGAATCGCCTCAAGCGACATTCTATTCAGGAACTTTTGAAGAGAATCAAGTTGATGAAATTGTTTATTTCTCCACAATCTTGAACTTTGTTTGTTGCCTTCGATAAGGAGAATATAATCTTCATGGTTTTCCAATATTCTTGAAATCTGTTCTTCAAGCCTTTTTTGCATCCAAGAGTTATAGGCATCATCCCATGTTTTCCGTTCCACAACTATTCTTCTTTCGCCTATCTCTATCCAAAAATCCCCTTCAGGCAGAGGTTTTATTTCACATTCTAAATTATTTCCAAAATAGGAAGGTTCATTAGAGTCCACGCTGAGAACCATACTCAGCATCTATGATTTTTCCTACTTAACTGATTTGGAAAATCTCTTACTCAAATCACCATACAACTTAGTAAATGTTTTATTTTTACTTTCCAAATAATAAGCAAGACCACCAATAGCAATAAGTGATAAACTTAGGACTGCAACATTTTCTGTATTTGATTCCTCATTTTGGTTAGAGAGTTCTTGTGTTCCTCCCTTTACATGAGTTTCATCCTCTTTTCGTGCAAGTGCTTCTTCATCGCCTCTCGACATCCCACTCTCTGTGGATGTTGAGGTAGTAGCATCTTGTTCACTATTGGAGTTGTTCTCTTCTTGAATCGTTTCTTCATTATTCGTAGAGGTATTATCAGGATTGTCTTGAACTATGGTTATTTCGTTAGTTCCGCTTGTATTGGAATCATTCGATACAATTGTGAGAGGTTCAGATATTGGCTGACCTGCTATTCCACTATTGGCATCTAAACCATCGGGGTTGGTTTCCCAATCATACTCAATTTGGTATCTCGGTTGCACTTGAACTGCGTTTTCAACTGTTGTGGTGTGGGGTGTCGCTACTGCCACCATTGAGGCTTGGAAAACATTCATGGCAGGTTTCTTAATTCCAAGTCCTCTAAAATCAATGGTATTATTTCCAAACGACATAAAGTTCACTTAATGCTTCTGATACATAAAAGGTCGGTTAGACGATTTGCTTGAATAAGTATTCTGCGTGATGACTAAGAGGTTCACTCATACTCAATGCTTCCCTAATCGTCATCCATTTGTATTCATCATGTTCTTCAGATAATTGCACATTGTTTTCACCTTCAATAATGGCAGTAAAACCATGATATATTTTTTTCATATTGTGGTCGATATGAGGGTCGAGTTTTTTAATAACCTTAACCACCAATCCCGATTCTTCTTCTGTTTCGGTTCGGGCAGTATCCATAGGATTTTCATTATCCTCTTGCTTCCCACCGGGCAATTCGTAGAGTCCATGTTTAGATGTTTCTAATTTAGACCTTCTCAAAAGTAAGACCTTATCTTCATCGAAAACTACACACCCTGCGGCATTTCTGTATTGTTCCATATTACAGAGGATACTCTTCACATTCTTAAATATTTCTCTCATTTGTTTCGGTAAATCAAGGCACTTGCCAAAGCAACCGCCCCTCCAATGATAGGTATTCGCCATCTTTTTTTATCCTCAATGTATGGGTCAGGTTCAGGCTCAATTTCATGTTTAACCACTTGGTATTTTTTCCGCCCAATGCTATTCTCTGCCGCTTCAATAATATTTTCTAAGGTTTCTCTTTGGGTTTTGATTTTGTAATTAAATCCTCTGCCCCCTCGATGGTTAATCTCAACATTCTCATCCTCGCCACCTCTCTCTTTTTGCACGATTTTCTCAATGTCGAACATATATTTACTCCCTGTTTGTTCTACAAATCGGCCTTTTTTGATAATAGCCTTAATGAAAGTCCATGTTTGGAATTGAGAATACCCTTCAATATAGATGAAACATTCCCACATTCTATCTCCATAATCATATTCATATTGATGACCCTTACGGTTCAGTTCTCTGTGATAATCTCTTGTTGCATCTTGTAATACCACCCTTCCTATGTTTCTTACCGACCCATAGGTATCTTCAGGGTTTTCATCGCTAATCCAATATTCAGAAAGTTCGATTGGAATAGTTTTTCTTTTTCCGATTTTTGGAAAATAACCCGTCATTGTAAGGTAGGATTTTCCTTCTACCTTAGTTTTTCCTTCAGGATTAAATGAGTATCGGTATGTTTGCATAACTCAATGGAGTAGAATCTGATTATTAAACCTTTCTCCCCTCACACCCCTAAGCCTTAAATAGATGAACATAAACCGCACCTCATGGGAAAATTACTGTCCGACCATCAAGAATCCGATTGTTTTTCATATAATCGAACATGGGATGATATTGAGAATATGCTTGATAAGGCGGAAAGACAATTAAATCATCATTCTGTTGGGATGAATAATTGTAGGCCAAAATCTAAAGATTGGTGGTATCACGCTCGGAACTTCAAGGCTATGCAAGGTGTTGTGAAAACGCTAAGATGGACTTTGGGAGATAAAAATGTCCCACATCCTTTAGAATGATTATTCATCAAGGCTGATGCCTGAATCCCAAGTGATAACATCATTCCCATTACATTCAAATATTTGAAAACCTTGTCCTTCAATCATTTGTTTAAGGGTCATGTTTATTCCCGCACCTACACATGATGAAAAATCAAAGAAATCTACATCTAACCATTCTGTTCCCTCATGTATTTGAAGTTCATTCAAATTGTAAGCGAATACTTCACCAAACAAGAGGTCATGCTTAGAGAAATCATATACTTCCTCATCCCGCTTCATAATGAACTCATTGATTCCGAGTGAAAGATTTTCTATATCTTCCCTACTCATTTGATTCAATAAGTGTTTGTGAGGTTGTAATATTTGGAAAAAAATTGATTCTAATTCAATCATGTTCCATATCCTCCCAATTATCAGGTTGCATTCCGCTTGCTTTCAAATCAAGGTATTTTTGATAATCTTCATCATCTTCACTATTAACCTTCCCATTTAGTAGCGTAATTGTATGATTACTCCGAAACAAATACCCTAACATAGCAAAATCTTTCAATAAATTGTGAACTCCTTTGTGTTCTAAATCTCCTCCAATTGAAGTCATTTCGATATATTCATTCAAGGTGGCTTCACAAATTAACAAATCCATAATTAGACCTCCTCCACACCAAGTTTCAACCATGCAGTTTTATCCACAGGAATATTGAAAAACATTTCACCCTTTGGGACAAACTTATTGGGAACTTCCTTCAATTCACCATATTCATTTACAGTTCTATCAGAAAATACAATCGCCCCTCCTAAGTCAGAACTAAAGATTACAAAATGAGTGGGTTGTTCCATATTGAGATATTTTTCCTTCCGTTGAGGTAAGTGAATCGTTTCATAAGGAAACTCTTTCATTCCCTTTTTCCAATTATGCTTAACTTCTACTTCTACATTCATCAAATGTTTATTCTCTCTCCACCCTTCTCTATCTACTGTATATCTTGTTTTGGAATCTTTGAACTCATCTACGCCAAAGTGGTGTCTTAATTTTTCCACAGTAATCCTCGCAAGGTCATCATTATCTTCAAAAAGCCGTTTGCTAAATCGTTTTCTAACCGACATCAACCAATCATCTCCGTATGACCTATTTAATACTGATGGAAAGGAACTTTAGAGATAGATTTCCATTTTTTCACCCTGATTAAGTCCTCAGCATTTAGGATTTCAGGGGGGAAATCTTCAATCCTTCCATACTCAGTTAAATACTTTGCGGCAGTTTTCGGGCCAACCCCCTTTATGCCCGGAATATTGTCGGATTTATCTCCCGCCAACGCCTTCAAGTCAAGATATTGTTCAGGCTCAACACCATGTTCCTCTAAGAACATTTTTTTAGTTATCAAGTTAGTAAAATCATGGATTTCAACATTAGGCATACACATCAATTGGAGTAAATCTTTGTCTTTACTCATCACAATTATATCTTCACTCTCAGGTGCATTCAAACAGTATTCCCCAATCAAGTCATCAGCCTCCATATTTTCATCATACAATGCCTTCCACCCTAACACCAAAGCATCAGGATTGTGTAGTGTTTTTTTGATTCTTTCCCTCACATCTATTCCCTTATGTTCGGTAGCCAAAACTCCACCCCTCCGATTCTGTTTGTATTCAGGATAAACTGCCCCTCTCGGCCTTCGACCATAGATACCATCATAGCAAACGATAATTTCACTCACGAATCCGAGTTCATTGATTTTCATTTGTAGGTATCCCAAATCATAGGAAAATAATCTGTGGAGGTGATTATCTCTTTCTTCTTTAGAAATCAGGTGTTTTTTTCCTTGTTCCCACCAATACTTCATATTTTTTCTTCGTGGGTTGTTCCACCAATGTTTTTCAAATCGGCCAACAAAGTATCCTCCGTCAATTAACAATGTCGCCATTAGAGAGAAATCAATGTTCACTCTATTAAATCTTTGCCGAACAATTCCTGTTCATTTTCTACTCATTTCATCGGTTTTTACTTTTAATCATCAAACCCTTCGTAGTGATTGCATATCCACACCCACATTCGTAGGTATCATTTACTAATTTGATTTCCCTTGTCTTTCGGCAAGAGGAACAAACAGGACAAGTAATTTTTAGTGGAAACTCATTCGGTGTAATAGTCATTAGCATCAGCACTATCATTCTTATTTTCAGCCTGAGCATCATCCTTAGAAGAATCAATCTCAATAGAAATGATTTCATCCTTTTCTTCTTGAAGGTCAGTAATATCTTGGATTTTAACCTTGTAAATCCTACCATCCTTCTTCAGCGTAATTGTTGCTACTTCATTTACATCCATCTTTGGGGCTTGTTCTCCCAATGAACCGAATGCCGCATTCATAATGTCTTGATGCCTTTTCATCCAATCTGATTCATAGTTATTCCAAATTGCATGGTTAGGCCATATTCCAAATCTGTATCTTTTCATTTTATCAATCTCCGCCTTTCAGCATTATACCTTCCTCTAATCACCCTAATAAGGTTTTCGTCAGGCGGGATATGAAAATGATACATCAGGCCCTTTGAGTGCGAGAATCCTGACTGCGACATTATTTCCTTCTGCCTCAATTGCAGGGTTCTTACTATTGGCAACCAAGATTTGTGTTTCTCCTGTTCCTAAATCCTTAACTCTAACTTTCAATTCCCAATCATTATTCGTAATAACATAGAATCCATCCCCTTCTGCAAGAACCACAACATTACCTTGAGCATCCCAACTCCCACCAATCGAGAAATTAGCCTTTAGCGCACCATAAGGGTCAGAATCCAAAAGTTCTTTCAAAGATACTTTTGGTTTTTCTTCAGCCTTGAGATTGAACACAAGATGGTTGAATGGGTCGTGGCCGAACACCAAATCAATCACCTAATTTACTCAATTTATTTTTCAACATTTTATACCTTGTCCTGTAATAAAGTGCCAAAACACCCACCAAGCCAAAGGCAATAGCCGTATATTTTTCCACATTTACATCAAGGTTAAATCCATCACTATTCAATTTCATTATTTTTTTCCTCCTAAAACAAATCTTGCCATAACCAAGAGTGCTAAACCTGCCCCCATCATTTCCCAGGGAAGGTCTTTGATTCCCGTTACAAATCTACTTGCGATGCCTTGTTCACACACCCCATCATCATTTAATTCATAACCTTCTTTACAATCGCCACAAGCCCCTACATCCGTAACATTCCTATTTGGGTCATTACAGGAATAGGTGCATAAAGAATCATCATAATAATCAGCATCTTCAGAAAAATTATCTGCATCTACATCTTCACACCCAACCGTAAATGGGCCTTGCGTTTCATCGACCCAATAATGTTCACCATATTCCACAAAAGGCTCATCACAACTATCTTCCAAATAACTTATCCTCTCAGGTAGTTCGTTATCTCGCACTTTTTTTGAGGTATAATGATGGTGTGAAAATGATGAAACGCCTCCCCCACAATTATCTGTGAACTTAGAGTCCATAATAATTTGGAAATTACCTGAGCCGCCCGTTGCATACACAATTCGGTGTAGGAAATCCCCTGCGGCCAACTCTTTTGGTGCATTAGTGATATAGCCATTCTCATTTATCCTTTCATCAGAACTTAGAGTAGGAAGTTCTTCACCATCACTCAGATATGAAACAACCTTTGTAGGTTGAGTTGTAGCCCCCCTCATAGGTATGGGGCTTGAACTTACTCTCCAATTAGGTAAATCCCAACTCTGATTTCCAAACACCATACTCATCTAATCAACCATGCTGATAGATAAAGATGATGGTTTGGGGGATTGATTACTCATCATATTTAAGGATTGGGATTAATAGGTCTTTTTCCTATTTTTTCTATGCCTTTTGAGGCCCATTTTTTTTGCCCTCATAACTCGCATCTTTTTTAGGCACGATTTTTTTGAATAAATTAGAGAATAGAGATGACCTTTCCTCTACCTTGTATGCCCCATAACCAATAACCAATATACCGATTCCTAACAACCCTTTGTTGAGGACATCTTTGAAACCACTTCCAAACCCAATACTGATTTTATTCTTACTTTGAGAACTTACCACAGGAACAGTAGTGGTGGATACTTCCTCGTCATCCTCCTCACCCTCCCCCTCGTCAGGTGTCGCTTCTCCTTCAACCTCATTTTCTATGGCCGTTATTGTTTCTAAACAATACCAATCTTCATCAATAGGGCCTATATCGGGGGCATCATTTCTATCCCTATTCACCCATTGAAATGTTGAACCCTCTTTAATTTGCGATTCACAATCTTCCTTCCTCTTATTCCAATCGCTTAGTTTCTCTTCATATTCTTGTTGTTGTTGGAGATTTTCTTGCCCTTGTATAATTATTTCTTTCAGCAGTTTTTCAATTTGTTTTGTGGTATATTCATTTTTATCATAACTAACACACACCCCCCAATCAACAAGGTTTCCTTGTTCATCATCAGGCCCACAACCTATCCATGAATTATTTTCTAAGGAAACGGTGAATACCCAACCCGATTCTGAAACTGTTATTTGTTCCACATTCAGTTTTAGTGGTTCATCTATTACGAACACAGATGGTTGGTTGTCGTCTTTGATTATACTATTAGCGGCAAAATCAATGAGTTGATTTCCAAACACCATAACTCACATGAATTGTTTCTGATAGATAAAGGGTTGGGCTTAATATCCCCCAACTACACCTGCTTCATTTAGATACAAGTAAGCCATGTATCCACCTGCAACTACACCTAAAGGCCCTAATGCCATTTGTGTAAAATTACTTTGACCTTTGAAAATGTAAGGTAGTGAGTGAACGGTTTCTACAACTCCTACTCCAATCATACCAAGTGCAAGAGTGTAGCCTAATTTATGGATTGGCTTATCTTCAGTTTTGTAATATTTGATAGGTAGTTCAAACGGGTTCATATTATTCAACACTCCTTCACTAATCGCTTCCGATACATAAATCTTTACTTCTTACCCATCAATACTGAAGCAAGAACTCCCACACCTAAAAGACCCCCACCAACATACAAAAGTGTGTTATCTTTTGGTGTTTCAGAAACACATTGTCCGTAAGTAGGACTACCTTCAACTTCATCCACTACAAATCCTTCTAAACAACCTCCACAGGTTTTATCATCTAATTGAAGTTGGTTTGCGGCCGCACAAGTAACGCACTCTTGATTATTATTTTCAAAATAACCCTTATCACAAACTCCACATGAGCCATCATCATTCTCAATTCGGTTTTGGTTGAAGCACTCAACCCAATTTTTATCTTCAATTTTAATAGAGTCAATTGAATCTTGGTTATCGAGATTTAGTGAATCACCTGCTACACCACTTATGATTCCAACAAGGCATCCGATATTTTGTGCCGTATCGAGAACCACTTCCTCCCCATTAGTGGTGCTAATAGTGATTCGATATTTATTATTGGGGATGTAGATTGCTTTTAACATCGCACCACCGCCGGGCAATTCGTTAGGGAATAACACAATTGATTCCTTATTCATATTTATGACTAATTCTTCATTGTTTCCTTCCTCTACACCTTTTTGAAATCTATATTCATCTGTGATACAATATCGCCCAATTTTAATCTTAGTTCCATTGAACCATGATGTTGTTCCACTTTCTTCATTGGCAAAAGAAATATTATGCCCATAATTGAATATATCTACTCCAAACATCATTACACCTCAAATTATGCTACTAATCAATAACAAAGCACCTAATCCAATAGCCCCATAAAGAATCATATCATTCATATTCTCATCATCGCTTTCTTCTACACAAGAGCCGTAAGAATCACTATTTTCATTATCATCTACGACATATCCATCTAAGCAATCACCACAACTACCATCTTCGTTTGTTTCTTGGTTTGTATCTTCACACAAATTATCGTTTGCATTGTTGTTGTTATTGTTGGTGTTGTTATTTTGATTATTGGAACTTTGGTTCTGTGGTTGTAGTGCCTTTTCACAATCCTTTACAAATCCTAATCCTTCTAATTCAAGTATCAGGCTTGCATTAGCCCAACTCGCAGGTAGGTATTCTCTATCCGAGATTGAATCCAATCGTTGATTCATTAAACTCCCGTCTGTATTGGTGATGTTATTATCTCCGTTGATATACAAGATTCTCCCCCCTGTTAGGAATAACTCGCTTGCATCATACCCCTCCTCTAAGTCGGGGTGAGTGATACAATAATATTTCTCATCATCAGGGTCGGTATAATCTGTTATGGGGGCATGGAATGTTTGCCCATAATTAAAAGTATCAATTCCGAACATTCATTATCACCCTTTCCTCATTATACCCATTATTACGACTAATCCTACTACTCCAATCAAACTCCCATAGAGTATCAGATTATCAGATTCTTCCTCTTCATCTTCTACACATTTTCCATAGTCAGAACTTGAGTCATCATCATTGAGAACATATCCATCTAAACATTCTCCACAAGTGCCATCATCTTTGGTTTCTTGGTTTGTATCGGAACAATTTTTACTTTCATTTTCCCCTGCATTCTGTTCATCGACAGTTTGTTTCGCTTTGGTGCAATCTTCGACCCAATCCTCATCATAGTCGAAAACTTCTCTAATGCTTTCTTCATACCTCCCCCCATGTGGTGTTTCTTGATTTAACCTATCATTGATGTTCTTACCTTGTGGTGGCTTTACATCAGATATTCCATTTACCCATAATTTCTTAGTGCCGCTACCATCATCTTTGTATTCGCCCTCTATACACCAATATTTGATTCCCTCATAGTCATCAATAGTTCTGTAATCATTTTCGCCTTTGAATTGCACAACATTTCCATAATTGAAAATATCTATGCCAAACATAATAGGGGATGAAATGTTTCGATAGTTAAAACTATGGGAGAATAAGGTTGAGCCATTCAAGATGCGACTTTAGCCCGAAAGCCTATCCACGCTACTTTCCTCCTCAATCATCTAAAGCGAAAAACTACTAACACAAAAAACCATTACAAAGAGTAGGCTCATAGTTGATTTTGTGTTTCAACTAATTAAACCTTACGCTACCCACCAATAAATCCGAATGTCGCTACGGCCGCTATGATTGCCAATAACCACCAATTATTCTCTTCATCTTCTTCTTCAAGCGGGACACAATTTCCATCTTCATCTTTCTCATATCCTGATGGGCATGAGCATCCTTGACTATCAATCAAGTTGCCCCAATCGAGTTCTACAATGGATGCACCCTCATAAAGTCCCGCCACCCCATCAGTAGGATTATTGGGTGTTGAGTATCCCCACTCACCATTGAATGCGCCTTTAGCAATATTTCTTTCTTGAGCAAACTTATTCCAATCAAGATAGTATGATACTCCACAAGAAGTGAATGAAAATAATGGAACAGTCATGGCGACTTGTGTTGCCATCGGCCTTTTGAATTGCTGAAGTTGCCTCCAATGAGAGAAATATGTATCTATCCCATTAATTTTCTTGAAATACCCATTGAAGTGTTTCCATCGCTTCCCTTGAGGATAGTTTCCATAATCATTCATCGTAATAGTTTTTGAACCACCAATATTGATGCTATCTCCCTGACCTAATTCAATCCTGAGAGATGTTTTAGATTTATTGAATATTTTCTTCGTCAAATCGTAGAAGGCTAACCCATCTGAGGAAACGATATATGGCATGAATTGAGAAGGCAATTTGACGAGGACTCGCATACTCTTATCAGCAGGGACAGTATATGTGAAGGTAGTATCAGTCCATTTTACTTCTGAAGGAAATTGTTCTTCAGATTCTTGTGAAAATGAGATTGTATCGGCCGCTTTAGTGAGGTTAGGGGTAGGGTTGTAAGTATTAACCCAATTCACATTAGCCCACAAATCATTACCAAGCATAAATGAATACATTCTGTTTCGATAGATAAAACTATGGGGGATTATCTACTCACGACTGCGATGAGCAAAAGGAGGCTAACACCACCAATTGCCGCATACAATAATGTATTATCTTCTTCAACACATTGTCCGTAAGTTTCACTTTCTTCATCCTCATCAAGAACATAACCTTCTGCACAATCTCCACAAAGATAATCTGAACCTGCCTCATCTTCTTTGACCCTGTTTAGGTCATCACAAGTTTGTTGCTTAATCACTATTATTTTTCCAACGAGGTCGGTGGTTTCAACATCACAACCAATACTATCGTTTTGCGGCCCTGTGTAGGTTGAAATAGGGTCATCACCTTCTTCTGCCGTAGGTGAAAATAGTTTAACCACATAACCATCAGGAACAGAAATGGACTTGAAACTTTGCTTATCTTCTACAATAACATTTTCACCTTCGGAAAGAGTTTCATTCCATCCATCATTAAAATCTGAATCGGAAATACACTTTTCATAGATTGTTGGCTTTTCCACAGGGTCAATGTCGGCCCATTCAGCCCTTTTCATAGTAATAGTGGGAGAGGTATATCCTCCATAGCCGAAAACATCAACTCCAAACATCAAAAGATAGGTTTTACTTTCCGATACATAAAGTTTCGCCTTCAACAATCAAAGTCAAAGAACACCCATCGAGTCATATCAGGATTGAAAGAAGCCTCATCAACTAAGGTCAAGAAGTCCTTCAAGTCATCAAAAGAATCAAACATAAAATTAAAATCCATGATACCAAATAGCCAATTAGGGGCGTTCTTTTTCCCTCCTTCAATTACTACAAGAGTGGGCTTCCGTTGTTGTAGGCTATTTACAAGTTCGTGAATAGTTCCACACATAGGAATCTTAGGATTGATATACACAATAACACAATCAGAAACATCAGTCATTCTCAAATCAACATGGCAAATTGCTCTCATTTGTTCGGAAAGTTCAAAGAATCGACCCATTTTTTTGAGTTCCATCATTTTTTCCTTTTCATCACCAACTTCTCCATAGGTAGCATAGGAAATGGGCTTGGCGCAAGGGTCAAGAGGTTTCATCCCCCTTCTCCTCAAATAAGGCTTCAAACTATCTCTCCACCCGATTCCATCATCCTTAGCATGGTCGATTGGCCCTGCGAGATAAACCCTCAAGCCTTTCAACCTATTTTGCTTCTTCTTCTTTTTCCCGCTTTTGGTAGTCATGGCATTCAAGACATCATCTAAATCTCCATTTTCGGTCATTTTCTCACCTATTTGCTAATTTATCCAATGACCCTTAAAAGGTTTCCCATTCGATTGTGGGTTTTTCTCGTTTAATCTCATTACATCTTATGTGAGCCGCCTCAACATCATTAAAATGTCCTTCTACCATCATACCTTCAGAATCCGTTATCCACCATTCAGTAACGCCCAAAGCACTCAAAGGTTCAACTTTCATCATCTTGATATAACTCCCAATAAAACTCAATAAGTCATCATCAAATACTGATTGTGAACTTACCATCTTCCTTTTATTGAAACATTCTACTAACAAACATTCAGTAGATTTATCTCTCGATACTACAAACTTCACTCATCTCAACTCCTTTCTTATTTCACAATCTAAGACCACAGGTAAATGGTTAGAACATGAATCTTGTATAGTTTTTGATGCAGACACCATTATAGAGTTATCGTAGAGAATCATTGTTGAGTGATGCTTAGGTTTTTTAACAGGATAGGTTGCAGATAGTGGTGCTTTGTAAAGGCTACAATGTTTGGTGAGGGAAAATAATTCTGAATCTCGTTTGATATTAAATGCACCTATGACGATAAACTTTCTGTGAATATTATGGTTGATGTATCCTTCTAAGAATCGTAATTGTTCTCTTCGATGTTTTTTCTTTTTGGAAAGATTGAAAGATATGATGGAAAGGTCATCAACACTTGTTTCTAACATACTACTTTCTTTCGTCATCTGAACTGCCCTTGTGGGGTAGGGTGTGAAAGCACCAATCGAATAAACTCTATTTGGTAAGAGTCCAAAAAATCGTTTTTCTTCATACTGAGTGTAAGGAGTTAGAACATTAATGTTTTCAAGTAATTCACTCCTAAACAAATCAATTTGTGGAACTTTTCTTTTGCCTTTGAAGAATATATTCTGTATGAAATAAATATCAGGCTTGTAGGCATTCTTAATTTGTTTTTCTTGCCATATTCCTAAATACTGTATGCCTCTATATCGAAAAAATCTCCCCACCTTTCGGAATATTTTCCATCTCCCATTCGGAGGTTTAATGAACCCTTCAACATCGTGAGATATAATCCTCATTTTTTCTCCTCAACCTTATTCTTCAAGAATCGTGAGGTGGCCTCGACCAATAGTTGTATTCGGAACTCCCTTAAACTCACCATGCCTTTTTACTGTCCCTCTTACCCTAACTAAATCACCGACATTTGGTAATCTCTTATTAGTGGATGCCCACCAAACGACTTCACTACCCGCAGGGTAATTACCACCTTCAACGGTTGTGAAAACCAATAAATGAGTCATACCCCATTGACTTTCTCTTGAGGATTTTCTCATCAATACTCCTGTGAACTCGATTCTCTCTCCTATCTCGCCAAGATGCTCACTAACGGGAATATCCTCAACACTTGCCTCTTCAATAGGTTGAACTCCGAACATAGATGCCAATTTTCCTTCCTCTCTTGCTCGATTCCAAACAAACCACATGGATGCGGCTAATCCTGAGTTTTTCTTGGTGGCAATTCCATTTTCTGCAATCAATTTTAGATTTCTTTCAAAATCACTTCTTCCTTCAAGATTAGCACAATAAGTAATAATCTCACTCGCCACTTCTTCTACTTCAGGAGTCAAAGGCAAACTTGGCTTTCCTGACTTTCTCAAATTATCCTCTGAAAAAACAAAATGGAAGTTCGTTTTGTCCCACTCCCAATCCCCAAAGAAAGAAATATTTTCATCCCACAGATATTTCTTCTTAGGTCGTGCATCGCCTTCAGCCTCTTCCCACTCAAACCCAATCAAAGGGTGAACAAACCTATTCTGAGTATCGAAAATAGTCCAACCCATCTTTTTTTGATAGACCCCATTGTAGCCGAATAATCGGTGCGCCCTTACTATGAAGTCATGCAAATCATATTGTTCTAATGAGTGTCGATAATCTGATGGCCCATACAAGGGTGTATTAAGAGTTTGATATAATTTCATAATCAATTCAGGTTCAATGTTTGTATATTCAAATAGACAATTAGTTCCAACTGTTCTTAGTTCTCCTGTTTCTTTATTCTTCACTAAAACCAACTTTTTTCGTTCCCGCACAGTATTACAATGTTCACATACTGATGCAACTTCAGAAGGAAGTAGTTCGTGAATATTTACCTCTTCACCCTCACTCAAACCTTCATCTAAGTGAGGCATTTTGTTAATGATGTAAGGTTGTTTTTTCTTACCAAAATACATCTGAAGAAGTGGCTCAAGAACGGCCAAAACTTCCCACGAAGAGTCGGCAAAATCACCATATTCAACATTAACAACATGGCCTCGCCTCTTGTAAATGGGTCTTTGAATGATAATGTAAGTTGGGTCATAGATTGGTGATGCACCATCATTTCTGACCTCTTCAAGATTCAATACTTGACCTAATCTTAACCCTCCGAAGGAAGCGTATTCAGGATGACCGTTAATTGGAGAATAAGCATAAAAATTATCATCATCGACTATATCTTTCAATTCTGAGGGCAATTCCTCCCTTTTGAGTGAAACATTAGGTCTTGGATATGCTTTCCAACTCGATTCTTCTGCATCGAGCATTTTCTGTATCTTGAACCGTTCTTCACTACCCATAGGATATTGATTGGCCGCATCCCACTTGTATCCATCCTTCCCCCATGCTTCAAGATATTCTTCTCGATTCATAGTTTGCGTGATGAGAGGCGCAATATTGTATTCAAAGTGAACCTTTCGGGCATCAGCCGCCCTTTTCATCCTTTTGAGATTCTTCTCAAAATTAGCAATTCTGTGGGCTTGTGCAAACTTGGTAACTCTCTTCACCATACTCCTCCCTACCTTGCACTCATTAATAAGGATTTCGCATTATGGTTTCTCATAACCACAAATAGAACAATAAAGTGGGGCATAAGGATATGGCTCTCTTTTCCATTCGTGAGGACAAATCGCCTTCAATACATGATAGACCTGACGCACCTCTTTCCACACACTCATTTTTTCTTTGTTTAGAGTGGCAACTTCAGCCTCTAATGATTTGAGTTTTATCAAAAGCGCATCCTTTTCCGCAATCTTTTCCTTTACATCATCACTTATTTCCAAAGCCATTTTATCATCCATATCCTTCATTTGTCGGCCTCGTATATCAATGTTGTGGACTATCAATCTTGAACTATTGAATAATCATTCTTCTTAGATTGAATAATCAAGTTCAATACCCTTTGTCCTGTGTAAGTATATCCATGTAAGTCGATTGCCACTACTGTATCAAGATTCTTCATCGCTAACATAGTGATAGTTTCGGGTCGCCAAAACCAAACCAATTTTACCCCTGCCCCCGTTTGGTCTTTCACATAAACCTTGAATATCAAATCCTCCGTCTGATATGTAGGGTGCTGACCCTCATGTTGAACTAAATAGAGTGAACCTGCTTCAATCACCATCCTCACCACCTTCAAGATACATCCGTAATGTCCTTACCCTCTCCTTCGGTTTAGTGTCTTTCACCGCTACATTTCGTGGCACATATTCTCCTTCAGGATGGCATCCACAAGGGCAAACATGATTGTGAGAGTCGAACCCTCTCAATCTATTGATTTTTTCATCCATTTTTTCTCTACCGTATTTTTCAACATATACTCTCTCACAATCTTCACAAAAATCTAAGAACCTTGCTACTTCATCATCCATATATTTTTCAGGCCAATTAGAACCATCTTCGACTCTACCACATAGCCATCGCAGACCATTGATTGCATCTTGTTCACCACTTCCAATGATGTGCAAAACGGGAGGTTTCATTCTCACACCTTCTCATGGAAATCAGGATGGTCTTGAGGTAGCCTATGTATTCTTCTTTCCATAAGGTTATGAATTAGTTTTGCCGCACTTTTGACCCCTTCATTGAATCTCTTGAGTGCAATCTCATCATTGTTTGGAACTAATTCATTTTTTACATCGACCATTACTTCTCCGATATAATCTGAGTCAAGTAAAGCCTTGAAAACTTCATATTCTACATGGATTTGGGTTTTGGCTCTCATCTATGATTCCTCCTTTGATAGAATATCATAGACCTCACCATTTATTTTACACTTCTCATCCTCATAAGGAATAGCAATTTTTCGATAGAGTTCTAATTTACAACACTCTAAAGCACCCACAATTGCATTCAAGGTTTGGTATCGCAACCCTTGTCTTTTGAGAGTTTCATTGATGATTTCAGAAATAATGTAATTTAGATTTCCGACAGGGTAAAGTCCTGAAGTGCCATCTAAATTAAGTTGATTTACAATCTCCTTAATTGGTTGTTCATATTTTTTTCTGTGAGTATCATGGATATATGGCATCAGAGTGAACCCCCTTTATCCCACCTATCCCAATTCAAATCAGGTCTTGCACACCTTACACAAAGATGTCCCTTTTTCTCTCTTTGGAACTCATCAGTATAACCCATTTTCCCACACCCTTTACAATTGACTCTACCACAATCATCTCTCATTTTTTTCACCTCTGATGGGGGGCTACTCCTCCGCTATTTTCATCGTCATAATCATCATCTCGGTAAGGAAATCTCTTCCTTCGCTTAGGGTCAGTTCCCCTATCCCTCTTGAAAGGGTCATAAGGATAAGGATTCCTCTCATCATCTTCTTCATCAAAGGGAGGCACATACGGTGGCATAGGTCTATCATACTGACCGTATTTCATCTTATCTATTTTTCTTTCAATTTTTTCCAACCTGTGTAAGATTTCGTTCAACATCTTTTTCAATTCACTACTTTCCATTTTATCGACTCCTATTTTCTTCAGTTAATATGGTTGTGTTCCAATCACCTTTATCAAGATTATGCTTTCTAACTCGATGATAATATTGATTTATGGTTCGGACTGATTTAATCCCATCCTCCCAAGAGGCTAATCTCTCATCAGACACATTATTGAATAGATTCTCATATATTGCATCTAATACTGCACCATAATGATTCCTATTGATTTCAAAAATAAATCCATCCTCATTTATGAATAATTGATTATTGTATAATCCTGTGAGTTTGGCACAACCTTCATCACCCATAAAGTGAAAATTAACATCAAAAGATTTCTTAGGTGATGCAACAGAATAACTCATAGTCCCTACCCCACCTGTGTTGAAAGTGAGATTGATTATTCCTGTATCTTCTACTTCTGTATAATCGTGAGCGAAGTCCCTAATAGCCCCACCTACTGAAGAAATATCTCCACATAAATAAGTAATCAAATCGAGGTGATGAATAAACTCATTAAACAAAGGCCCACCCTCTTCCACAAGTTTTCCTCTCCATTCTGAGGCTTCATAATAGCCTTCATTTCGATTCCAAAATACTCCTGTATTCACTAATTTGATTTCCCCGATACTACTCCACTCTTCTTTAAGTTTCATAACTGAAGGCAAGAATCTCAACGGATAATTCACAAAAATGGGGATTTCACTTTTTCCCTCATCTAACCTTTGGTCTTGGAGATATTCAATCTCTTGGATTTCTTCTTCATGCAAGACGATGGGTTTCTCTGCCAATATTGGTGTCCCTGCAAAGGGATAGGTCGTCATCGCCTTTACAAGCATCGGATGATGTAAATGATTAGGAGTAGCAATAATGAGTAAATCAATATCGTGCGCCTCTAAACTTTCAATCCATGAATCATAGTCGGCAACCCAAACAACTCCATCAGGTATATCATTTTGTGTGATATATGGGTCGCAGATATGTGTAAGGCTCATATTATCTGAACTCAAAACATTAGCACAATGTTGTTTTCCAATATGCCCATAACCTACTACTGCAACTTTCATTAGTTATCCCCCCAATCTGCAAGAGCCGCCTTATCTTTGGAAACCTTTTGCATCAATTCGGAAATCTTGTTATCATCCTTATTAACATTTTCTGTTTCCTCTTCACTTTCCCATCGAGGTTCTAAACTTAATTTGTATTCACAAGTTCCTAATTTATTATCCATCCAAATAACAAACTTCCTCAGAGGGACAAAAATAGGGGAAGTTAATTTTCCTATGAACTTTCTCCAACTCATTATTCTTCACCACACAAACAATCAGAAAAATCGTGAATTACTTTCCTACACATTTTTTCAGTCATAAACTGACTCATCGGCAACGCAATTAAGTTTTCCGTCATTTTTCTTGCCACAGGATATTTTCTATTTGCGTCATCATCACCCAAAATATAATCTGATACAAGATTCCCATAAGCCATTGTGCAACCTACTCCTTTCTCCTTCATTTTTTCTATGATTTCAGTTACATCATGCTTCAGCAATTCAACGCAAAACAAATGGTAAGTATGGTTTCGACCTGCCTTACCTGAATACCCATTAGTTTGTTGAACTCCATAAGGCAATTTAATGATTCCTTCCTTTTCTAAGAGTTCAAGTTGATTCAAATAATATTCTGCATTTTCATTTCTTCGTTCTTGTTGATAATCAAATTGTAAAAGATTATACAAAGCAATCGAGGCTTGAAACTCACTCAATCTAAAATTACCTGCAACACCCATAACACCCTTATTCGGGAATCGCCCATTATCTCGCATTCTAATTAAGCCCTCATAATATGCGTCTTTACAGGTGATGAATCCACCATCCCCTGCACAAGATAAGTTTTTCGTAGGGTATAGGGAATAACAACCCATATCTACGACAGGATGCGCCCCTACATGATACTCTCCATTATACGCCCCGAAAGCCTGAGCGCAATCATCAATAACGCATAAATCATACTTTTCTTTTATGGGTGCAAGAGCATCTAAATCTGCACTAATTCCGAAGATATGAACAGGAACAATTGCATCAATATCCTGATGTAGTTCGCATAATCTTTCTGCCTCATTCATATCCATACACAATGTATCAGGGTCGATGTCGCAATAGATGACTTCAATATCCAAAAACTTAGCGGCCATTGAAGTTGCCGAAAATGTAAAAGGAGTAGTCAAAATCTTCTTAGCCCCACATAATTTGTAAGCCATTATCAATGCTGAAGTTCCCGAATTAACTGCCACACAATTTTCAGCCCCCGTATATTCGCAAATGGCTTGTTCAAACTCTTTTGCTTTTGGCCCATTTACGAATTGCCCTGACTCAATAACCTCGATAACGGCATCAATCAATCTTTCTTTATCATAATCTACTAATGTTCTCGGAATCATATCATTAAACATAATGAGTGATTATGAGATAACCTATTTGAAGGATTCGCTTAATTTCTCTCAATCGTGCTATGGTGAATACCTTCACGAACAATATCAGAATCAATAAGAGATGGTTCAAAGTCAGAGGCTTCAAAATGTATGTTATCTAATTCAATATCTTCTCTCTGTATTTTTCCTTGTCCTTTGTAAATTAGAGGTGCTTCTAATCCCACTAACCAATCTTTAGTTAAAATATATTGGTTATTTTTTAGGTGTTCAAAATCCGCTTCCTTGTGAGTTAAAATTATGTTGCCATCTTCATTGACGAATCTATGTGCAAAGTTCATATCACTCTCACAACCCTTGATACTACATTGGAAAGGATAATTGAGCCATATATCTCTTGATGCCCCTGTAAAAGACCACCCGCCAAAACAAGATTCAATAATATCTGTGGGTGAGCGTTCTAAATCTTCTAAGGAATAACACATTTGAGGAATATCAATATCATAAATCAAATACCTTTTTTGTTCTTCTATCTTATTAGGTTTTGGGTGTGGTATATCATTAACCCATTGATTCCTACTATTATTGGCATTATTCAATCGTTTCCAAAAATGGTAGTTAGGGTGTTCAGCACCATAACATGACTTGAGGGGTGTATGTAAGATATTAACATATTGGGATTCTTGATGCCATTTACAATATCCTGTAACTACATTACCCTCATACATTATGGGTCTTAATTTGTGCAAGGGTTTTGCAGACACAATTACATCATCAGCAATAATCCAATAGTAATCATAATTAGTTTCTTGAATAAATGTGTTGAGAACTTCACATAAATAAGGTTCATTAAATCCCCTAAACCAAACCTTTTCAATATCAAGTTTATTCAAGGATTCGATTGCTTCAGGTATGGCTCTCGGTTGAAGAATCATCAATATTTCATTCGGCAAATAAAATCCTCCAATTTCATTCATAATCATTTACAAGGTAAATATCTTTTTCATCTACTTCTTCTCTTGAAACCTTTCCTTCACCAAAATGAACTAAAGGTTCTTCCACTCCCACTAACCAATTTCTTTTCAGGAAACCTCCCTCTGCCGCATTTACATCCTTTATGTGAAAGAACCCACTATCTTTGTGTGTAAATATTTTACCCTCATGTTCTTTTTCAAAAAACCTCATAGCAAATTGAGCATCAGTTCCACCTCCTTTTAATGAACATTGATATGGGTATTTTAACCAAATCTCCTTAGACATACCTGTAAAAGACCACCCTGCAAAATAGGTTTGGAAATATTTATCACCCATAAAATCCACTTGTTCTTGACTCATAAAGTAAGGAGGGTGAAGATGCAACTCTTGGAGTCGATGTTTCCAAAAATCATAATCTTTATTTTTGATTAATCTTGAGCAAAACTCCTCATATTCATCATCAACATTCTCCTCTAAATGAAGTCCTTGATGCTTAATTTGTTGATAATGATGATGAACCTCACTTTCCTGAAATAAATAGGGTATTCTGCTTAAACTAAGATTAACAAAATTAGACCCTTGATACAAATTACAGTATCCTGTAACGACCTCACCTTGATATAACTTCGGCCTTAATACTTCAAGTGGTTGATTATCCACTACCACATCATCTGCTATAATCCAATAATAATCATAATCTGTATTCTTGATGAACTCATTCAAAACAATTTCTAATTCCATCTCCGTATATCCTCTAAACCAAACCTTTTCAATATCAAGTTTATTCAAGGATTCAATTGCTTCAGGTATGGCTCTCGGTTGGAGAATCATTAAAATCTCATTCTCATTAGAAATCAAAATCATCATCCTCCTCCATATTGTGTTCATCAGCATAGATGTTATACTCATAAGGAAAAATAGTTGTGAACTTATCGTATGGTGAGAAGTTCACTTCATTTTCATTCCACACAATATTCTGTTCACTTATTTGCTCTCTTAATCTGATGCCCTCTCCTCGATATATCATTGGAGGCTCAACCCCCACTAACCATTCCTTCGTCAATACTTCTGTTACACTATTTTTCAAGTGTGTAAAATAAGCATCCTTGTGTGAATATATTTTTTTGCTATCTCTATGTGCATATCTGAGGGAAAATTGCACATCAGATTGCCCACCAAATAATGTAACTTCAAATGGGTATTTTACCCATATATCTCTTGAAGCCCCTGTGAATGCCCACCCCGTCAAGTAAGTTTGAAAAACACTTTCAGATTTGTTTTCAATATCTTCCATCGTCAAAAATGAACACTTATCAAAATCATACCATAGATAACTCCACCACTCAGAGGAGTTCTTAGGGGGGTGTGGTGAAGGCAAACCATCCATCCACGCATATTTTTTTGGACTGTGAAGTTTCAACTTATTGAAAAACTCCCACTTATCCCATTCGTGATAAGGCTGATAAACTAATGGTTCAGCACAGACATTCGTTATCTCAGTATCCATAGCCATTCTACAATATCCTGTAACTACATCTCCCTCATACATCAAAGGCCGTAATAGTTCTATGGGTTTGCCATCCACTACTACATCGTCTGCAATAATCCAATAATAATCATAGTTTGTTTCTTCAATGAATTGATTGATTCTTTGGACTACATTATATTCATCAAACCCCCTAAACCAAACCTTTTCAATATCAAGTTTGTTCAAGGAGTCAATTGCTTCAGGAATTGCTCTTGGTTGAAGAATCATTAATATTTCCGACTTCTCCCTCTCACCCATACAATCACATCACCGAATAAGTATATCAAACTAAGGGGTAGATTCGACAATAGGAGGAGGCGGAGGGATAGGCAATTCAGCCTCTTCCGTATCTGCTTCTGAATCTATCATATCATTCAAAACAGGAGGTGGAGGAATAGGAGGTAAAATACCATAGTTTTTGAGTTCTTGCCTCAATTCCATAAGTGAACCCCAAACATGAGATACGCCATAAATATTACTTTGTTGTTTTCTATCTAAGAGTATCAATTTCCAAATCATCGCACAAGTCAAAACCATTTGACCTACCATAGCCATCAATATAATTTCATCAATCATCCTTATTCCTCCTCACAATTAACCTCTAATTCATCGAAGAAGTATATGATTCTATCCTTTCCTCGATTACCTGCAATTTCATGGAAAGAAATTATTTCATCCAAAATAGTCGGTTCTTTTTCCTTTACTAATTGATGAAAAAGTTCTGAGTTATGCTTATTATCATTATTCCACCCATAACCTTTTAAGTGATGAATATTAATTCGCAGAAACTTGGCGGGATTTCCACAAACTACCAAGTAAGGGCATACATCTTTAACAACAACAGAACCCATGCCAATCATTGAATAAGAACCAATAACCGAGCCTTGATGTGCCATAGACCCTGAACCCATGTTCACTCCATTCATCACATTACACTCACCTGCCAAGATGACCTTGTGAGATAAAGTATTTCCATCACCAATGATACAATCATGTGAAATATGAACTCCACTCATCAACATATTTCCATCACCAATTTGAGTTGGTCTAATATCAGTCGCCCCTGTTATCACACAATGAGGGCCAATGATATTATCATCACCAATGATGACGGATAATCCTGTTTCTTTAGTCCTATGTTCGGCAGGGCAACCAATAACTGTTCCTGTTTGGATTCTATTATTTTCGCCTATGATTACAGGGCCATGAATCACACAAAAAGGCTCAATAATTGTGCCTTCACCCACCTTAACATCGCCCCAAATCTGTGCCTTTGGATGAACATATTTACCCATAACTCTACCTCTCAAAAATTAATATCATCATTCGCATGGAATGAAACTACCTTAGCCTCTCTATTTTGAATATTGTAAATAGTCAAATGTCCCTTCTGTGAAGCATAACCAAGCATATTCATAAAATCTGTCTGACCTTGCATTGTTGATGAAACAACATTTGCTACGCCTCTATACCACTCAAAACCATGACTATGTGTATGGCCTGTAACGAAAACATCAGGGAGTTCTCTAATAATCATATCATCTTGTTCTTCAGGAGATAAAGCACTTCTTTCACCCCATTGTGGAGTCATGTGCCTTTTCTTTAACATTTCTTTCATTCCTTCGATAGAGTTTTCATAAGTTACATGGTCGATTTGAGGGATAATATCATCCATCCCCTGCCCATGATAGGCAAGCAAATCAATACCACTAAGTTGCGCTCTACAAGGATTCCCCGTATGGATGGCTGAATTGAATTGTTGTTGAATTGTATGCTCAAGCATAGGCTGAGGTTGTGCAGGTCTTACTGCATCGTGATTACCCGGCAAAATTATTGGTGTAATATGGTCGGGTAATTCATCAAGTTTCCTTGCACACATCTCATATTGGTCGTAAGCATTATCAAAAATAAGATTATTTTCTTGACCGGGATAAATACCTATGCCATCACACACATCACCTGCCATCACAAGATACTTGATGTTCTTAGCAAGTTCAGCCTCATTGAGCCACTTCATCATCTTATCCCATGTGTGTTCAAGGAAATATTTTGAACCCATGTGAATATCAGAAATAAACGCAATAGAAACAGGGTCATATTCTGCCCCTCCTTTGTTCTGATGTTTAGGTAGAATATCTCCAAATTGAACTCTATCTACCCAAAAAATATCGGAGTCCTTACCAAAAGACCCACTCAGACCAACTACATCATCACACAACAATGTCTGCGATGCTGAATCTTCTTTCTTAACAAAAGCCATCAAAGTTCCTGTTTTATCTTCAATCTCAATCATTAGGCCACCTGATTTAGTCCTCCTCCTACTTGAGATTATACCAATCACATTATACTGTCTGTAATTCCTTCGTTCTTTGGATACTTCAGATATGGTATTGGATTCCCTAAAACCACATTGTTGCCTAATGAGTTTCCTCATAGAATCATACCTTTCAGCGAATAAATTAACAATATCATCTATTCCGCTACCCTTCCTATTTTCACCGACAGGGCGACCTACCTTAATACTCGTTTCGTAATCTGAAGCCTTTGCTTCCCACGCACTATTGAAACTACCGCCCACCTTTCGGGGGGATACAGGCAAAATATCATCCACAACAATCCCTCGTTTAGTCCTTTAACCTACTATCTATATGAGCCTTGTGCTTTTGTTCTTCTTCCATTTTTTTCAGCATTTCTTTCTCGATTTGCATTTTCTTTCGCCATCGAAAATATGCGTAAGAGATAGAAAACAAAACAAGTAATAACCCTAATTCTAAGGCGAGTTGAACCCATGTTTCCCATCCTAAGTCCATTTCAACACACCATGAAGGTAGCACACCTTCAATCCCCTCTTGGCATACTTCCATATCAATCATTCAAGAAGGTATTTAATTCGCTTTTCAATACGGCTTCAGCCCGTTCTGCTTCATCGAACTCATTAGCACCTGTGATAACACATCGCCCACTTGAGAAAATAAGGAAAACAACGGCAGGGTCGTCTAACCGATAAATCAAACCCGGAAATTGTTCAGGTTCATATTCCGTTTTATCGAAAGGTAAGTATAACATCAAATTAGAAAGGTCAATCTTCCCTGCTACAATTTCAGATAAATCTGAAGTCATTACAATATTATGGAGGTGAACTTCGCAATCTTCTTCAGCCCACAAATCAAAATCATTGTTAATCAAATCTTCTCTCAATTTTTTGAAAGCAACATGAACTGAATCAACATCTTTAGCCCCTGTCGCAACGGCCTTCCCACTCCTGAACAATAGGAGGCATACTTTCGGTTCATCGACTCGATAAACCATACCGGGAAATTGTTCTTGTTCATAATCAATATGCAATTCGTCTGCAACTGCATTCACATCTATACTATTCGTCAATCTCATTGAGGCAACAATATTTACTACTTCAGCCATAATGGGAGATTGTGTAGATGAGGTATTTAACTGTTATGGGTAATATCACAAAAAGGACATTCCAAATCTTCTAATGGAAAGACACTATCACAAATCTTGCATCTGCATAATCCCTGTATCCTCAAGATTTCTTCATCATCTAAATCCTTATCGTGGTAATGAGCATCCTTTTTATGATTTCGCCCTTTCCATTTCTTATCTCTCTTCTTGTTTCTTCTTGAATCATAAGTCATAATAGCACCTACCCATACATCGGATTATATTCTTCTCCATCCATTTCTTGAACTTCGATTTTATACATGAAATCTATACTCTGAGTCATAAAATCAAATGCGAAAAAATTAATCACTCTCTCATCAACACTATCAATGTTTTCCATAAGATATACTACTAATTGTTTTGTTCCTTCCGTAATCATTTGAAGAAATTGTAACTCATTGATTTCAGCCTCGCTCAGAATGATGCTTTGTATGATTTTCAACACATTTTCATTTAGTGTTCCCTCATAACTTCCATCACTATTTTCTGAATAATCGTCAAAAATAATCTCCTTTAGTCGTCTGACTTGTCGCTCTACTTGCTGATTGGTTAATTTCAACTTATTTTTTTCTTTCGACATTTTTTTCACCAAAAACTATGAGTTGTGTAAGGTAAATTATTACCATACCTACAAGAAAACCAATAAACTCTTGCTCAGACATTTATTATTCCTCCTCCCCATGTAGTTGTTGAACCTGAAACTCAGAACTATTGACGATGACGCTAATATCATCCCTTTCAGGATTTTCTATTTCTCCCATCCGTTTCAATACCAAGTCATTAAAGTTCAATTGTTGATTAATCAAGGTCATAAAGTGCCAATAAAGGCCACCAAAACCACCCATATACAAGGCAACTAAGGCAATTATTGTAGCCATTTCCACATCCATAATCACTCATCTCCCTCTTCACAATAAAATCTTGAATCCATCCCACAATCATCACAATCTCCATCATAGGAGGTAGGAATAATCATATCTCCATAATTGTAAGGCTCATCTTCTAAGAAAAGACAAATAGCACAAATGTTCATTCTTTCAATCAATCCTTTTCCCTTACCGTTTTCATCAATCATATCATATTCTTCACATTGATACATTCCTGTGGGTGAGGTAGGGTATCCCTTTTTTTGTGCTTGTTTATCAGCCATCGCATATAATTTAATACTCATTCACTCACCATACCTTCCATAAAACTACGCCTGAAACTACTAAGGATAAGAATGAAAAAATAGTCCTAAACAAAGCCATTTCAGCCATCCTACTCTCTAAATATTGATGGTTAGAATCATCGACTTCATTTTCATTTGTTGAATCCTCAATATCTTCTACAATACTATACCCATAACCGTTGAGAAGAGATTCCATAGCCGTCAATGTAACTTCTATCTCATCTTCTCTCAAAGTTTCAATATCCCAATTGACCTTTCCATATCTTTCAATCATATCTTCATTATCAATATCATTGATGTTGAATACTTTCATCCTTTCTGTTTCTTCATAGTCATTGATAATCTTGCATCCAAAATCTGCATACAATTTTTCCAAATCATTCATATTTACTGTAATCATCTATTATCACCACTCCCACTTATTGTGTTTCTTGATACTCTATCATTCACCTTTATCAAGTTTAGGGTTGCCACCTCCTCTAAGGACATACCAATTTCCTGTGAAAGATTCGCAACATACCATAACACATCACCTAATTCAAGAGCAATATCTCGATAACATTCTTCTTGAGGAGTATTATCTCTCATCATTTTTTTTACCTTCTCCGCTACTTCGCCTGATTCACCCACTAATCCCAAAACGGTATAGATGAACTTCTCATCTTTGGGGTAAATTGCCGTTTTCAATGCCTCATTTTGATATTCGTTTAATTCCATACATACAACTCCTTCCTATGCCATAAAACTAAACACAATTAAAATAAGAACCAATATCATCATCAACAGAGGTATAATTGGCTCAGGCTCGTCATCCCAATTCCTATGAACCATAATTCCTCACTCCAATTTAAGGGCTATCTGAACTTGGTTTCAATCCTGAAATCCACTTACATCATTCTTCTTCATCTGATTCCCCCAAGAGTGATACTACTCCATCAGTAGGTGGTCGGAATCTTGCCATTGTTTTTTCCATTTCGGCCATCTGTTTCTTTGTAGGTTTTTTCCTCCTCCGAAATCCATCTCTTTCGTGAATTGGAATAATAGGTCGATTAGTTTGCTTTATGTATGGAGTTCCATCTCGATTCATTTTAGTTCTCCTAACGGGATTAACAACCTTCCCATCTGAATCATAGGTTGAGCATTCTCTACATAATCCTTTATGTGATGCCTTACTTTCACATTCATCGCAAATCCAATAATAACTCACCTTACTCATGCTTCCACATCCTTCGTCAATTCGGCAATAAACTTGGGCAGATTCGCCTCAAAAATCAAATCATAATTACCCATTCCTTCTTCGGCAAGGGATACAATTGTATCATCTCTTTTGAGGGCTTGAATATAATCGAATAATACAGGAGGAAAATCATCATCATTTTCCGCATCAATAACAAACATGAGGCTATTTACTAACTTCATGTTAGTCCAATCAAAAGAGAATCCATTACCTTCAATTTTTGTTTCTGAAACTGAATAGGATTTATTTTCAAACCACTCAGTCATTTGTTTGGAAGAACACAATTCTTCATCATTATACCTTATTACAAGCACCATCGACATTTCTTTCACAACCCCCTAAGTTTCACTTCACCTTTATGAATACTTCGGTTAAATTACACTCCACCTTCTTCCATCAGTTTGCACTAACCCTTCTATCATTAACTGATTAAGAGCATTAGACAATTTCAACCTACCTTTTGTATTGTTATAACCCATGATATTCAAAATTGCAGTTTTACTCAAAGCCTCTTCGATAAGTAATTCATAAACTTCTCTATGGTATCCATGTTCTCGACTATGGAATGTTTTGGCATAAAAATACTTTCGATTTTGTTTGATGATGATTTCTCTTGATTCCATATATTTGAGGACTTCATCACACATGGTTCGCCACGAAGAATTGTCCTTCCTCAATATCCTCAAAAGTTCGGTCTTGGTATGACCTGACCCATCATCATCCTTCATTATATTCAAGATTTCATGGTATAGTGTGGCCTTTTTTTCCCTCTCCAATCGAGATGAACCATCATCCCACCTAACCAATGTGGGTTTCTTTACAAGAGAACTCAAATCTCTCGCACCTATTACTCTCCTTTTTGCGTCAGCCTTAACATCTTCGCACTTATCTTCAGAAAGTAAGGTCAAAGAATCCTCAAAACTCTTCCCCTCATCCATCAATTCTCTAATTGTAAGTGCTTCAACCAATGGGGCTACTATCATTTGGTTATACCACAGTTCTCTATCGCTTTGCCTCTCAATAAGTCGCATACCTTTATCTTTGATAACCTCAACCGAATTACTCAACTTCACTACTCTATCTACTTCGCCCTTCGCATAAGCATCAAGTTTCATTAGATGCGCCCTGAGTATATCAATATCTACGCCAATTTTATCTGAAGCCTCAATACAAAAAGCATCCAATAGTGTAGGGGTTTCAAGAACTAATTTTCTTTGCCTCTCAGACAATTGATTAAACAATTCATACAGTTCTTCCATACGACTCAACAATACTCCATTTTGCGTTCTCGTATTTAATGCTAACGGAAAAATCACCCAATACAAATCTTTATTATGGTCGAACCTCAACTGAGTAAATATGGATTTGACGACAAAGGATTTAGTTAGACCAATCGTAGGTCTTATTGGATTACAACCTGTGGTAATTGTATATTTATTAGTAATAGGGACATTTAGTTGGAAAGAATATCTTTCGACAGGTTGGGGGCTTCAAATTGCCATCACTATTTATCTCATATTCTTTTATGCTTGGTTTGAAAGATGGAGTATTTGGCAACCTGACGCTTAACGGTCAATTTCAACTCTCTTAGGTCTTGTAAATTATTGCTCATGGTAAATATTGACCCTTTAGAGTCATATTTATGGGGTAGAGGACAATAAAGCGTCAGATGATAAAGGTTAATAAGGAGAAGAACTCTTGATGTAATTATGGCGATTAGATTTAGTGAAGAACCATGCCCGAAATCAGCGAAAGGCAGACCTTGTATAATCAAGTTTTTCAAAACACAATTAGTTGGTGAGGGACAAAGGAAAACAATGTATAGATGTAGGCGGTGTAAAGAGATAGAAGTAGTTACAGAAGATGCTACACAATTAGAATGCCCCCTATCTTCAAATGGGAAACATCAATGGAAATGGGTAGAGAATGTTGCATTTCAACAACACTACAAGTATCAAGAGAAAACTGATAGGGAAAAGTGTTCTCTCTGCAAGTGTGAACAATTAAGGTCATACAAATCATTAGTAGGATATAATCCACACAGAAAGAGGCGATAAAATGATTAACTCCAAGTCAGTATGTAATAGTTGTGGTTCACGAAGAATCAGCACCCAAAAAAATGCAGATGGAGATTGGGATTATCACAAATGTAAAAATTGTGGATATTTTTGGTGGACTTCACCTAAATGACTCAACTCATTAAATATTCACACAACTCATCCATCGAGTGCATCATTTTATCTTCTGCCAACCAAATATTATCACAGATTGTCCTGATTTCTACCCCATATTGTTCCACTTCTGAAGCGTGATTCCAACCCATCAAGGACACCGTAGGATTTGTAGAATCTCCTGTTGCTAAAGTCCAAACCACGATGGCCTTATTCCTCACACAATAAGTCAATTGTTTCGGAGGTATCATCCGCTTGAACTTATCCCATTGATGAGGTCTTAGCCCCTTGACCTCAATTATTTTCCTATTGTATTGTATATCTCCTTTCAGCCCTCTTCTCTTGTAGGTTTTGTAATTCTCCACTAATTTACACTCTCGGATAGTATCTTTCAACCATTTAGCGGTGGCTACTTCGGATTTGACCCCCACCAAATTACTACTTATTTTATTATGATTGTATGTTCCTGAACCTTGTGTTCCATTACCCCCATAATATTCTACTATTTCTTCAGCATGATTTTTACACCATTCCAATTCTCCTTCTGTTAGAACTATTTCTGTTTTCATTTTGAAACCTTCTGCTAATTTCAATAACACCTACGACCTATTTAAGCCAACCTACCTTCCCCCAAAGTCAGGACTCAGACCTGAAATCGTCAGATTCCAATTTTGAACCCATTTTC